TGGTTATATCCGATGTACAACGAACATGGAGAATTCTGCTTTAAAACTCTCTATGGACATGAAATTGATCCGTTATGGAGGGACTCGGAGCATACCGAATTGGAAGGTGCTATCCGCTTATATCTGGTTCCGGTGTATGAACCGAACAAGGATATTCGGCTGGAAGAGAAGGTTGAAATCTTTGACGATTCTGGCATCTGGTACTTCCATCTGGATGGAAATTCGCTGGTTGCTGAAGAACCTTTCCACCAGTCTTATTTCATGGTGGACGATGAAAGCTATAACTGGGAACGGATTCCGCTGATAGCATTCAAAAGGGATGCCAATGAAACACCACTGATTAAATGCGTGAAATCCCTTCAGGACGGTCTGAATTTGATTCTCTCCAACTTCCAGAACAACATGGAAGAAGACAGCCGGAACACCATTCTGATTCTGGTGAATTACGATGGTGAAAATTTGGGAACCTTCCGGCAGAATCTTGCCACTTACGGAGCAGTGAAAGTCAAAACGGTTGATGGTGCAGCCGGGGATCTGAAAACGCTTCAGGTTGAAGTCAATGCAGAAAATTACAAAGCAATTCTTGAAATCTTCAAGAAAGCCATCATTGAAAATGCCATGGGCTATGATGCCAAAGATGATCGGCTTTCCGGGAACCCAAACCAGATGAATATTCAGAGCATGTATTCTGATATTGATCTGGATGCCAATGAGATGGAAATGGAATTCCAGGCTGCATTTGAGGAACTGCTTTGGTTCGTGAAATGTCATTTGCACAATGCAGGAATCGGAGATTACACAGATGAAGAAGTCGATGTAATTTTTAATCGTGATATTCTGATCAATGAGACAGAAGTTATCACGAACATTCAGAACAGCGCTGGTATCCTCAGTGATGAAACGCTCATTTCTAATCATCCCTGGGTTGATGATCCTCAGGATGAAATCAGGAAAGTGAAAGAGCAGAACAAAGATACGACTTATCCGGCTTCATTCCTTCACAATCATGATCATGATCATGATTCAGATGGTGCTGATAAGGATGATGATGAATGAAGAATTCCGAATATTGGAAGCAGCGTTTTACACAGCTTGAGGAATCTTCACACAGAAAAACAGAAGACATGTTTGAAGTGATTGAAGATTCTTACATGGCGGCTCAACAACAGCTTGAAGCGGACATTTCAAAATGGTATAACCGATTCGCAGCGAACAATGGAATCACCATGGCTGAAGCAAAGAAACAGCTAAATAGTCGTGATCTGAAAGAATTCCATTGGACGGTTGAGGAATACATTAAGCATGGTCAGGAAAATGGAATCACTGCTGACTGGTCGAAGGAACTGGAAAACGCATCTGCCAGATGGCATGTGAACCGATATGAAGCACTCCTGTATCAGATCCAGAATAGTCTTGAAGTGTTTTATGGCGGTCAGAATGATGCACTGGATGCTCATTTGAAGAACACCTATCTGGATCATTATAAACACACAATCTTTGAGATTCAGAAAGGCGTTGGAATCGCCTGGGACATTGCGCAGCCAAACCTGAAAGCGCTGGAAACCGTCATTAAGAAACCTTGGAATGTTGATCAAAGGAATTTTTCTGAACGCATCTGGTCGAACAAGGCCGGGATGATAAACGAACTGCATAAACAGCTTACGCAGAATCTGATGCTCGGACGGGATCCGGGAAAATCCGTTGATCTGATCATGCAGAAATTTGGTGTTGCCAGATATCAGGCTGCAAGACTGGTTTATACAGAAAGCGCATATATTGAAGCTGTTGCACAGGAAAACGCTTACAAGGCGCTTGGAGTCAGACGGTATGAAATCGTTGCAACCCTGGATGATCGGACATCCGATATTTGCAGGGAGCTGGACGGAACTATTTTCAATATGACTGATTACAATCCTGGCGAAACTGCACCACCTTTTCATCCGTGGTGCAGATCGGTTACAGCGCCATATTACAAAGATCTGGACGGAATCGGTGAACGTGCTGCAAGGGATCCGAACACAGGAAAAACCTATTATGTTCCTCGGAGTACAAAATATAAGGACTGGGAATCATCGTTCAATCCTGCACCAATTCCAATTCAGCCAGTGTCAGGGCCAACGACAACACCTGCTGCACCAGCTCCAAAACAGACTGTGAATACAAACCAGTTTCCTGAAATTACAGATCCAAAGCTGATCCAGTTTGAAACGGCTGTTGGGAAATCGCTTCAGCAATCTGGTGTGAAGTATCACAAAGTTGAAAAGCACCAGGGAACCAGAACTGAAGAGGAAATCATTCAGGCGCTTGGTGGTGGAGATTTGACAAAGGGTTCATGTGCTTCATTGACATTTGCATTCGTTGGAAATAATGCAGGATATGATGTGCTGGATTTCCGTGGTGGTAAATCAAGACATGCTTTTTCTATCAAAGTAAATTCACTGGAAATTGCAAAGCTTCCAGGAATGGAAAGCTATGTGTATACCGGGAAGAATGATATAAAAGCTGCTCATGAATTGATGCAGAATATGATCATAGGGAAAAAGTATTATATAGGCATTGGAAGCCATGCCAGTGTTATCAGAAAAACAGACACAGGATATGAATACCTTGAATTGCAGTCATCTGAAAAGAACGGTTGGAAACCATTGAATGATGACGTTTTCAAATGGCGCTTCAGATGCAAGCAAAGACGAACGTATGAATTAACCAGTAAGATGGTTGAGATTGAATCTATGGGCAAAAATGAAGAGTTTATCAGATTGCTTGGATTCATCAACACACCAGCTAACGAACAGATGAAAGGTTCTAGGGGAAATGTCAAATAAGGTTGAATGGATAGATACACCTGAAACAGATGGTGAATACATATTCACGTTTGATGGGAAAGAGAAGTTCAATCTGTTTCGTGATTATCCCTGGAAGCTTACCAAAGAGCAGAAAGAAATCTTTGATTCTGAAAATCCGGAATGGAAAGAGTTCTTTTCTGACAGAAAATGATTATTTCTTGAACCGCTCTATAAGGGCAGGGTGAAGGTCCTCGTACCTCCTTCCTTTTCCTGAACTTCTCTCTGTTGAGCGCTGGATTGGGGAACAGCTGTTCCGGAGCAAAAAGAAGTTCTAACGGTTCATCCCTTCACTTTGGATTTGGACGCTCCAAAGTGAAGGTTTGTTTATAATCCGTGAAAACGGTTTATATAAATATGTCGTTTCCTGATTACGATAAATCAGGCGCTTAGAACCTGACTGAACAGGGTTAACAAATGTAAGTGAGAAAGGAATCAAAATGAAGAAAGATGAATTGGTTAAACTCGGACTGACGGAAGAACTTGCTGCAAAAGTTGAATCTGCATCTGCTGAAGAACTGAAAGGGTTTATTCCAAAGAGCAGATTTGATGAAGTCAACACTGACTTGAAAACAGCAAAGGAAACTATTACCGAACGGGATAAGCAGATTGAAGGACTGAAGAAGTCTTCCGGTGATTCTGAAGCGCTGAAAAAGCAGATTGAGCAGATTCAAGCCGATAACAAAAAGAAGGATGAAGAACATGCTGCTGAAATCAAGCGACTTAAGATTGATGCGGCGATTGATACCGCCTTGACTGAAGCCAAAGCCAAAAACTTGAAAGCAGCGAAAGCGCTTTTGGATATGGAGAAAATCACGCTGACTGATAAGGGTGAAATCAGCGGTCTTTCCGAACAGATCAAATCTCTTACGGGATCCAAAGATACCAGCTTCATTTTTGATTCAAAAGGTGGATCTTTCCGGGGTGCAAAGCACGGCGAAGATGGTCATGATGATGGAGACGGGAAACCGGATTTCGGAAAGATGACCTATGCTGAACTGGCTCAGTATCTCTCTGAAAATCCTGAAGCGAAACTTGAATAAACAAAGAAAGGTGAAATGTTATGCCTAACGCAAAGTTTGATTCTAAAAGCTTCAATGCGGAAGCTTTTAGGTACATTGTCGGACGGGTTCCGAATCTGAAGCGTGACCAGATCCGGAAGAGCCGGGCGCTTGTCGGGAATCCGGACATCCGTGACGTTTTCAGCAGCCAGAACGGAACTGCATATGCTCGGCTGGCTATGCGTGGACTTCTGGACGGGACTGCTGTCAATTATGACGGTGAGAACGATATTACCGCATCCAGCACAAAAACCTTTGAACAGGGTATTGTGGTTGTAGGCCGTGGAAAAGCCTGGGAGGAAAAGGACTTTTCCTATGATATTACTGGTGGAGTTGACTTCATGCAGAATATCGCTGAACAGGTTGCTGAATACTGGGAGAATGTGGATGAAGGTACGATTCTTTCCGTTCTGAAGGGTATTTTCTCCATGACGGGAGCGAAGAACCTGGAATTTGTCAACGGTCATACCAATGATATCACTGCTGTGGGAACCGGCATGATTGCAGCCACAACGCTGAACAGCACCATTCAGAAAGCTTGCGGTGACAACAAAGGAAAGTTCAGCCTGGTATTCTGTCACTCTGCTGTTGCCACCAATCTGGAAAATCTGAACCTGCTCACTTTCCTCACTCAGACTGACAAAAACGGTCTTACCAGGGAAATCGGTCTTGGCACCTGGAATGGAAAACTGGTTGTCATTGATGACGATATGCCGACTGAGGAAGTCGCAGCTTCCGGGGATGATCCGGCGTATACGAAGTACACCACCTATGTGCTGGGTGAAGGAATGCTGTACTTTGAAGATATCGGCGCAAAGGTTCCGTATGAAATGGCCAGGGATGCAAAGACAAAGGGCGGTATTGATCTGCTCTATTCCAGGCAGCGGAAAGTCTTTGCTCCTTATGGAATCAGCTATGAGAAAGCTTCCCAGGTTACCAACAGCCCGACCAATGCGGAGCTGGAAAATGGTGCAAACTGGGCGCTGATTCATTCCGGTGAATCCGTGGCGGCGAACCGCTCCTATTTCAACCATCGTGCCATTGCCATTGCTCGAATTATTTCCCGGGGCTAATCTTTGATGAAATGCGCTTGAGGTGAAAAAATGAGTATTGACGAAATCATAGAATCGTATACAGAAACTTCTTCTGGGGTTACCAGTTTTGCTTCAAGCGTATTTTCAGACGTTGTGAATCTCCTGATTGAAGCTGGATACACTCCAAAAGAATCAGATCTGTGGCTGCTGAACTTTGCCACTTCAAAAGTTCATGAAGATATTCTGAATTCCACAAATCAGCGTTCTGTTCCTGACGGCCTGATGAAAGGCTCTGTTGGTTTGATCGTAGCCGAATTCTTAAAGATTAAAATGGCAAATGCATCTTTAACGGCTGAAGAAACCAGCGGTCTTCATTTCCTGGCGGTTGTGAAAAAACTGGCTGAAGGTGACACCACTATTGAATGGGACACGAACGGCACATTGTCACCAGAACAGCGGATGATGGAATTCCTTCAGATGATGAACGATTATCGACAGAAATTCATAAAGTACAGGTGTTTGTCATGGTAGAAACTGATGTGCTTCAGATGCTTTGGAAAGACACTTGCACTGTGAAGATTCTGGAAGAATATCTTGCTGAAAATCGTTCGACACAGAAACGGGAAACGGTTCTGTATTCAAATATTCCGTGCAAGCTTTCGTTCTATAACTCGATGAGCGCTAATCCTGATTCCAGGAAGAACAAAACAGACGTTGCCTTTCAAACTTCTCAAATGGTGAAATTGTTCCTGCCTCCTGAATACCGGATCCCGAACGGATCCAGAATTGAAGTTACTCACAGAGGTGTTACAACACTGTACGGTTTCTCATCTCAGCCTGAACTGTTCACAAATCACCAGGAAATTCTGCTTGAAAAGTGGGAAAAGTGGGTGTGAATCGTGGGAAGATTTTCGATTGATGTTGATGCCAAACAGCTGGGTGAATGGGCAAAGAAGATTAACCAGCTGAATGGAATGCAACGGGAGATGTTCTTTGATGACTGCATAAAGGAAAGCGCTGGACGGCTGCTTTCCCTGGTCATTCCCAGAACACCTGTTGGACAGTCAACAAAGTATCAGGTGAAAGATGAGGTTATGAGTACGCATGGGGGAACACTCAGACGGGGATGGAGCATTAACAACTGTCAGTTTGAAAAGAGCGCAAACAGGCACATGGTGAATGTTATCAATCCGGTTGAATATGCTTCATATGTTGAATATGGACATAGACAAACGCCTGGACGGTTTGTTCCTGCTATCGGAAAGAGACTGAAGCGAAACTGGGTGAAGGGTCAGTTCTTCCTTCAGAAATCAGAAAAGGCGCTGGAATCGGTTCTTCCGAAAATGATTGAAACAAAGCTCAACGGATACCTGAAAGGGACGTTTTAATGAACAATGAATGTGTTGATGGAGTGGTTGAAAAGCTCTATGAATCCTTTCCTGATATCCCTATTTACACAGAGGATATTGAACAGGATTTAGCAGAACCATCTTTCATGATTGACTTCACTGAATCCAGTCAGGAACACAAGCTGGATAAGCGGTATTACCGCTCAATGCTGATCAATGTCCATTATTTTCCGTCAAACACGGGGAATAATCGGACTGAAATAAATTCAGTCTTCAATGAACTTTTTGAAATTCTTGAATTCATAAACATCGGTGAGAATCTGATCATGGGTAAGAATTTTGAAACTCACATTGAAGACGATGTTGGAATTTTCACTTGTACTTACGGACTGTTCTTCCGGTCTATTCCTGAAAATGGTTCGTTTGAGTCTGTTGAAAGCGATGTGAAACCAAAGAATGAGTGAAAAGAAAACTGCTGTTCCTGAAAAGGTTGAAACCTATTCCGGGAAACAGCTGATGGAATCCAAAAAGTACAAAAACCGTATTGATCTGCTTCATGCACTGCTGGATCCTGAAAAGCAGTACAGCATTGAACAGGTTGATACGATGATCAAAACTTGGGAGAAAGGAACGGTGAAGTAAATGGCACTTGGTGGTGGAACTTTTGTTTCTGAAAACAAGAAACTTCCTGGCAGCTATATCAACTTCATTTCTCTTGCATCTGCATCTTCTGCACTGTCTGAACGTGGCATTGCGGCAATGGGTCTGATTCTGGACTGGGGTGCAGATGGCGAAATCATGACGATTACCAAAGCGGATCTGGAAAAGAATTCCGTGAAGTATTTCGGTTATGATTTTACGCATGCAAAGCTGAAGGGCATCCGTGATCTGTTCAAAAACATCCATACGCTGTATGCATACAAGCTGAACAGCGCCACAACCGGAATTGCGGCAAATACTTTTGCAACAGCGATTCATTCCGGCATCCGGGGCAATGACATCAAGATTGTCATTGCAAAGAATGTCGATGATGCAACGAAGTGGGATGTATCCACCTACTTTGACAACGCGCTGGTTGAAACTCAGACTGTTGCAACGGCGGCTGATCTGAAAGCGAACGATTTTGTTACTTTCAAGGCAGATGCCGAACTGGCGGTTACTGCTGGTCTGTCTCTGACTGGCGGTATTTCCGCAGCCGCAACCGCAGCGAATCACCAGGCGTTCCTGACTGCGGTTGAACCGTATTCTTTCAATGCCATCGGTGCAGTTTCTGATGAACGTGCTTCCGGCACTCCTGCTGTCAATGCGCTGTATGCTTCTTTCTGTGTCCGTATGCGGGACACTGTCGGAAAGAAATTCCAGGCGGTTCTTTTCCGGTATCCTGGCAATCATGAAGGAATCGTGAACGTGAAGAATCTGGTTACCGATTCCGGTGAATCTGCTGCTTCCCTGGTTTACTGGGTGACGGGCGTTATCGCTGGTACTGCCATCAATGCATCCGCTCTGAACAAGCTGTATGACGGTGAATATACGGTGGACACCAATTTCACCCAGAGCGAGCTTGAAACCTGCCTGGACAATGGTGAATTCACACTTCATCGTGTCGGTGCCGATGTCCGTGTTTTGGGTGATATCAACAGCCTGACGGAAACCACTGCTGACAAGGGCGATATCTTCAAAGAGAACCAGACCATCCGTGTTATTGACTGCATTGCAAACGACATTGCAAATGTCTTCAATACAAAGTATCTCGGAAAGGTTCCGAATGATGCATCTGGCCGGATTTCTCTTTGGGCTGATATCGTGAAGCATCACAGGGAGCTGGAGCGGATCCGGGCGATTGAGAACTTTGATGAAAACGCAGTAACCGTTGAACAGGGCGCTTCAAAGCGTTCCGTTCGTGTGAATGATGCGGTCACCATTGTCAATGCCATGGCTCAGCTCTATATGACGTGTGTGATTGACTAACACGGAAAGGAGAAAAGAAGATGCCTAAAAATCAGATTATGCGGGCGCAGGATGCGATTTCTGCCCGTCTGGCTGAGTGCTATGTAACGATTGAAGGAAGTCGTTACAACTTCATGCAGATGATCAATTTTGAAGCCACCTTTGAAAAGAACAAGGTTGAGATTCCGATTCTGGGTAAAACCGGATATGGAAACAAAGCTGGCGGCTGGTCTGGATCTTTTTCCGGAACCGCACATTACAACCAGTCAATTCTGCGTGAACTGATGCTTCGGTACAAGAACACTGGTGAGGATGTCTATTTTGAAATCCAGGTGACCAATGAGGATCCCACTTCCACTGTTGGACGGCAGACGGTCGTACTTCTGGACTGCAACCTTGACAACGGAACGCTGGTCAAGTTTGATGCAGACGGGGAATACCTGGATGAGGACATTGAAGGAACCTTTGAGGATTTCACCATGCCGGAAACCTTCAATCTCCTGGAAGGTATGCAGTAATATAAGCAATTCCCCTGATTCTTATCATGGGATTCTTTATTTTTGAAAAGAAAGAAGGGTTATCTAATGTCGGATTTTTCCATGTTCATGAAGAAGAATAAGAAGGTTCGGGAAAACAGTTTCTATCCTGCCACAAAGAATTTTGTGGATGAAGCCGGGGAACCGCTCTTGTGGGAAATCAAACCCATCACTACTGAAGAAGACCAGCGGATCCAGATGGAATGCACCAAAGACGTTCCGATTCCTGGAAAGCGGAATCAGTACAGGCAGAAGCTGGATGCGAATCTGTACCTGGTGAAACAGGCTGTTGCAGCCATTGTGTATCCGAATCTGAATGATGCAGCGCTTCAGGATTCGTATGGGGTGAAGTCTCCTGAAGATCTTCTGAAAGCGATGATTGATAATCCTTCAGAATTTTCTGATCTGCTTTCGTACATCCGTGAACAGAGCGGTTTCGAAGCCGAAATTTCTGATGAGGTTGAAGAAGCAAAAAACTAATTGATGGAGGGGATGCAGAAGCAAATTACGCTTATTACTGCTTGCATAAGTTTAATATGCTTCCATCCACCTTCCTGTCTTTGGACTCTCAGGAAAAAGCTTTTATCATCGCCTGTATTGATCTGAAAATTGAAGCTGATAAGAAGCAGATGAAGAAAGCTCAAAGGAAGAGGGGAGGTTAATACATGGCAACGATACAAAGCACAATTACACTGATTGATGGTGTGTCAAATGTCCTTTCTGGAATTTCAAACCAGCTAGGACAGACACAGCGTGATTTTGAGCAGCTGGAATCATCCGCTGGACAGGCTCAGAGACAAGTCAATCAGTTTGATTTAGGGCAGTGGGGAAAGAATGTAACTGAAGTCGGACAGCAGATTTCAGGAATCGGAACCCAGATGGTTATGGGAATCACGGCTCCCATTGTGGCTTTTGGAACCAAAGCGTGGAAATCAGCTGCTGATTATGAGCAGGCCTTTACCGGGGTCAGAAAAACCACTGAACTGACTGAAGCAGAAGCATCTGAATTGTATGATGGTCTGATCGACTTAAGTACCAAAACACCAACTGACTTTGTGACTCTTTCCGGAATTGCGGAAATCGCTGGACAGCTGGGTGTTGCAAAAGATGAACTGCTGGATTTCGTTCAGACTTATGATATGCTGCAAGTTTCAACGAATATTCAGGGTGAAGAAGGTGCAGCTTCAATTGCTCAGTTCCTCAACATTACCGAACACGGAACGCAGAATATCGACCGATTCGGCGCCGCTATTGTTGATCTTGGAAATAACTTTGCAACAACGGAGCATGATATCTTGGAAACTGCCACAAGACTGGCTTCAACGGCTGATCTGGCTGGTTTATCGACTCCTGAAATCCTTGCTCTTTCCACTGCTATCAGCTCCATGGGTATTAATGCTGAAGCAGGTGGTTCTGCTGCTGGTAAACTGATGAAACAGATGTCTTTGGCTTCTGAAGTCGGTGTTGATAAGTGGGGGGTTTTGCTCAAAGGAGCAAACAAGTTCTTTGAGGGAACGAAGTTTTCTAACATCCATGACATTCAGATAATGCTTGACAGTCTGAAATCTGCTGATGTGGCTGAGTTTGCCAAATCCATGGGAATGACAAAGGACGAACTTTCAAGCGCCATGGGAATGGCTCAGGACATGGAATACTTCACTCAATTAATGGGAAAATCAGCAGAGCAGTTCCGGCAGGATTGGTCAAATAATCCAGCTCAGTCAATGCTTGAATTCTTTGATTCTCTTTCTCATCTGGATGAAGCCGGGCAACAGTCGGCGCTTTCTTACCTGAATGATATGGGAATCACGGAAATCAGGCTTTCAAACCTGGTACAGGCACTGACAAGTAATCCGCAGATGTTTTCTGAAGCGCTCGGAATCGCTTATGAATCCTATGCTCAGAATCAGGCGCTGGTTGATGAAGCAACGAAGTTTTACGAGACTCAAAACAGCCAGATTGCAATGAAGACGAATGAGTTCAATAATGCTGTGGCTGATTTGGGTGGAAATATTCAGACAGCAGTACAGCCAGCAATTGACGGACTCAGCACACTGCTGGAAAAGTGGAACAGCCTGTCTGAAGCAGATCAAAGCAAAATCGTTTCCAACTTCATGATTTTCGCTGAAGCTGGTGTAATTGTTCTTGCCATTGGAAAAACCGTTGAAGCTATCGGAAATATTGCCAGTGGTTTGGGTGCTGTAGAAAAAGTGCTGAAAGGGATCCCGGACAAATTCAGATCCGCTTTTGATGAAACCGGGAAAATAGATGTTGGATCCCTTCTTAGCAATCTGACCAGTGTTCTTCAGTCTCCGTTAACCTGGGGACTAGCGGCTGGTGTTGGTATTTATCTGCTGATTGACAAGGTGAACAGCATTAAATCAGCGGCTGAAGAGACTGCAACGGCGCTGTCTGGAATCAAAATCAATATTGATGAAGAATCCCTGAATACTGCTCTCGGTCAGATCCAGCAGTTAAGAGCAGAAGCAAAGAGCCTTTCCAATACCGAACTGGATGTGAAATACCAGTCTACTTCTGATGCAACGAAACTTGGATTCGGAACACAGGATATGTTCAATCAGGCTCTTTTCTATGAATCCGAACTTGCAAACCGAAACATCACTGACATTGGTCAGAAATATGGATCCATGCTTGCGGATCTGAACAGACAGATCGCTGATGCTGCAAGTTCCGGGGATACTGCACTGGCTGAATCCCTTCATACTCAGTATGGAACAATGGTTCAGCAGATGGAAACCGAAACGAACGCTGCCAAAGCTGAATATTCTGCTCAAATCAGCGCTCTGTTTAATGGAATGGCACAGCAGTATCCTGAACAGGCTGCACAGCTTCAGGAAGCAATTCAGGGATACACGTTCCTGAAATCCCTGGGTGATCTGGATGAATTGCCTTCAAAAATTCAAGCCAAAAATGACAAAATCGCAAAATCTTTCACGGCTGGAGAAATTGACGAACAGCAGTTTCAGTCACAGATTGAAGCCAATGACATAAAGCTGAATGACGTGACCAAACAGGTTTATGGTATGGCTTACAGTCTTGGCTATTTCGGGGATGAAATAAAATCCCTGGATAAGCTGAATATGATGATTGACACGAATACCTTTGCTCCTGCCTGGAACGGGTATTTACGTGATATAGTCATGAATAACGCTCTGACAGAGATTACAAGCGCTGGTGAAGAGCTTCAGGGGAATCCGATTCTGTCAAACCTGCTCGGTCAGATCTTCAATGATCCGTCTATCTATGAGAACCTTGACGTATCTCAGCTGGACGGTGCTTTGCTGGGTGCTTTACAGACACTCGATATTGCTAATGCAATGAATCAGGCGCTGGAAAATGATGGATCTGTGCTGGAATTTGGCAAGTATCTTACTCAGGGTCTTGGTCAGGGAATCATTGACAGTGTCGGTGAAATGGAAACGCCTATAAATACACTCAGAGATCAAACACTGGCTTTCCTGAAAGCTGCTTTTATCATTGGTTCACCTTCACAACTGATGGCTGAACAGGGCATGTATATTGACCAGGGTTTAGCACAGGGAATCACGACATATTCAGCGGCTGTAATTGCTGCCATGAATCTTATGATTCAGCAGATGATATCCATTATGCGCAGTGGAGCGCAGACAACGGTTCATACTGCACAGAGCATTTTAAACTATGGAACCGGGCATGATATTGGATATAATCTGTGTGCAGGAATCGCTGATGGAATCCGGGCAGGAACCGCTGATGCAGTAGCAGCAGCCAGAGCGATGGCAAGTGCTGTAAATGCAGCTGCAAGGGTTAGCTTTGGTGTTCATTCTCCTTCCAAAGTCTTTTATGAAATCGGTGAATACCTGGATGAAGGTTTAGCGCTCGGAATCAATTCGAATGGATATTCCATCCGTGCAGCACAAAAGAGTGCTGACGAAGTGATCAAACAGTACACTGACAATCTGACAAAGTGGACGAATATCGATTACTTTTCCGGTATTGAAGACAGAGAGTTTTCAATTCATGATGATGCAGAATATTCACTGTCTGATTCAGATATTAAGAACATGCGTGAACTGGCAGAGCGTGAAGTGATCAATGAATTCACTACTGCTGAAGTGCATGTGGAATTCACAGCCAATAACAACATTTCGTCTGATCTGGACATTGATGATGTGGTGGCTGAACTGGAAAGCCGGGTCAGTGAGAGACTTGAAATGTGTGCTGAAGGTGTGTATGTGTAATGACTAACGGTTATGACGTATATCTTGGAAAAGTGTTACTTCCGGTAACACCTTCCAAAATTCAGACCAAAATCAGCAATAGGAATGAAACGGTAAAGCTGATCAATGATTCGGAAGTTTCCCTGTTGAAACTTCCGGGTCTTACTGAATTTTCATTTACCGCCATGATTCCGAATGTGCGCTATCCATTCGCAAAATACAACGGTGATTTTGTGGATGCCAGTATTTATCTGGATTATTTCGATTATCTCAAACGGGGAATGCTGCCTTTTCAGCTGGTTATTTCAAGACTGCTTCCATCCTATAAACTGCTGTTTGACACGAATATCACAGTGACACTGGAAGAATACAAAATCACAGAAGATGCCAAAAAGGGTTTTGATCTGGATGTTGATATCAAGCTTAAGCAGTATAAGTATTACGGGACAAAAACCTTTGAAACGACTATGCTTGCTGAAGGCGCTCCTGTAATTATCAATGAAACCAGACAGATCATTACCATTCCAGCTGCAACTGATCATAATGTCGGGGATGTATCCGGATTTCATGGAAACGTGGAACCGGGCGGAAGTAAAGGCGGTGGAGGAAGCAAGAAGAAAACCATCACTGTTTCCACTGGTTCGGGCAGCTGGTGGCAGACAACGGTTGAGCAAAAGAATGCTGGTGATCATGAAAATTCAGCTTATTGGAACAGGTGAGGTGAATATTCATGAATCTTCAATTGATGCTTCAAAACGGGTATAAAGTTTTTTATCCGGATGTGGAAGAGGATCTGACATGGAAAACAGAACGGAAAGGTGTTCCTGGGAAACTCACGTTCTCCTGTATCCTGGATGATGCCTTGAACGTGATTGAAGAAGGAAATTCCGTCAAACTGGTTGTTGATGATGTACCAATGTTTTACGGGTTTGTCTTCTCAAAATCCAGATCCAAAAAGAAAAAGATCAAAATAACCGCATATGACCAATTCAGGTATCTGAAGAATAAGGATACCTATGTTTTCGAAGCTGGCAGAGCAGATGAAAACATTAAAATGATCTGTGATGATTACGGAATCAGATATAATCCACTGCCAAATACCGGATGGGTGATTCCAAACCGAATTGAAGAAAACAGCTGTCTAATTGATATCATGCAGACTGCATTGAATATCACAACAACAAATAGCAAAAAGCTTTATGTGCTTTATGATAATGTCGGAAGGTTAGAGCTGAAAGCGGCTTCTGACATGAAGGTGAATATTCTTCTGGATGCCAGTACGGCTGAAGATTACAGCTATGAAACCAGCATTGATAATGAAACCTATAACCGGATAAAGCTTGTTTATGATGACAAGTCAGGAACCCGGCAGATTTTCACGGCTGAAGACAAAGAAGGAACCATGAAACAGTGGGGAACCTTGCAGTATTATGAAAGTATCACTGATATTATCAGCGCACAGAATAAAGCTGACATGCTTTTACAGCTGTATAACATCCGTCATAAATCCCTGAAATTCACAGGGGTTATTGGTGACAAGTCGGTTCGTGCCGGATCTGTAATCATGACTTACATTGATCTGGGTGATTCAAAAGTGAATAACTATATGCTGGTGGAATCCTGTACACATCATTTTAAGCACAATAAGCATACAATGGATTTGACTGTAAGAGGTGGTGAATTTATCTGATGGATCTGGCTGAATCCATGAAAATTGCAGCGCTTGAAGCGGTGGACGCTTTAAAGCCTGTTCAGGTTTGTTTTGGTGTTGTTCTGGAAGAGGATCCTTTAAAAATCATCCTGGATCAAAAGCTGATCCTTGAAAAGCAGCACCTGATTCTTACCAGAAATGTTATGACGTACAATGTCGATGTGGAATTTTACTGGGAAACAGAAGAAGCATTGACAACGGCTCATACACATCCGATTAAAGCAGAAGACATTGCCACAAAAGCGCTGGATGTGGATCCACTGGGAAATCAACATCCACCCAAAGATAATATTTCCACTCAGGGAACCAAACTGACGCACACCCATGAAATCGGTGGACGGAATACAATGAAGCTTTTCCACCAGCTGTATAAAGGTGATCGTGTGGTTCTGTTACGGGTTCAGGGTGGACAAAAATACATTGTTCTGGATAAGGTAGGTGAAATGTAAATGGCTTTAGCTCCTGAACAGGATAACTTCCTGTCAAATGAGTTTGAAATAAAAATTTTCCCTACAAAAACCTATGAAATGCACTTTGAAGATGATGAAGCGCAATCCAGGATTTATGGATTCACAGATGGTCAGAGTGCAATGAAACAAGCCATTTATCTGGCACTGAACACAGAGCGCTTTGAATATCCTGCATATTCAGATAATTATGGATTTGAAAGTAAATCCCTGATCGGAATGCCAATGTCCTATGTTCTTCCTGAACTGAAGCGGCTGATTACAGAATGTTTAACCTGGGATTCACGGATTGATTCAGTGGACAATTTTTATTTCGATGTTTCGAAAACAAAGGTTAAAACAAAGTTCACGGTTCATACCATTTACGGCGAAATGTACGCAGAAAAGGAAGTGAGTGTTTAAATTGTTTGAGGATTTTACATATTCTGTTCTGATGCAGCGCTTAATATCTCACTTCCCTGATGATCTGGACAAGCGTGAAGGTTCGGTTATCTGGGACGCTTGTGCTTCTGCTGCATTGGAACTGGAACTTGCTTATCAGGCGCTGGATTATACGATTACTCAGAGCTTTGCCATTTATGCAGACCGGGAATTCCTGATCTTAAGAGCAGCTGAACGGGGAATCACTCCATATCCGGCAACTTACGCTGTGATTAAGGGAGAATTTACACCATCAAATATTGATGTAACCGGATACAGATTCAACCTGAACAAAATGAATTATCTGGTCACTGAAAAAATTTCTGATGGTGTGTACAAACTTGAATGCGAAACTGCCGGATCCGCTGGTGGTGAACGAATGGGAACACTTCTCCCAATTGAGTATGTTGACGGACTGGAAACCGCTATTGCAACGGAATGCCTTATTCCTGGAGAAGATGAAGAAGAAACCGAACACTTACGGGAACGGTATCTGGCAAGTTTTACGGAAAAACCTTTTGCAGGAAACATTCAGGCATATATTGAATTTGTAACCGGAATTGATGGTGTTGGTGCTTGCCGGGTAATTCCTATTTGGAATGGGCCGGGAACGGTTAAAGTGCTGATCCTGGATTCTAATTACAGTGTTCCCACATCCATACTGGTTCAAACCGCTCAAAATGAAATTGATCCGAATCAGGACGGAACGGGTGAAGGACTCGCACCAATTGGTCACATTGTGACGGTGGATGCTCCTGAATCCGTGACGTGTAATATCAGAGCGGTATTTGAGTTTGAAGCTGGATATACTTTTTCAGGTCTGAAATCACAGATTGAAGCGGTTCTGACCAATTATCTGCTGGAACTCAGAACAGACTGGGGGAATCACATGCATGAATTTCCAACGATTGTTCGAATTTCGCAGATTGAAACCAGACTGCTTCAAATAATCGGAATCGTTGATATCAGGAATACAAAAATCAACGGGGTGGAACAGAATCTTTCCCTGGTGAATGATGAAGTTCCGGTGTTGGGAAGTGTGTCGAATGGCTAGCAGAACGGTTAACTTGTGGGAGTTTTTACCGCCATTCCTGAAACAATTCCGTGAACTGGAAATGCTCCTGGATTCGGAACAGACTGAATTTCAGACACTGGTTGAAAACACTGACAAAGTTCTGGCTGAACCATTCATCCTGACAGCTGATGCAGATGGAATCAAAATTTTTGAAACCATGATGAATCTGTTTCCTGATGAAGATGATGATCTGGAAACCAGAAGGATGAAGGTGCTTTCGCTTTGGCACAATAATATTCCTTACACCTTCTTCAATCTTTTGAACACCATCATTTCCATTCAGGGAAACCGGAATGTTTTAATGTACTATGATCCTGAAAACAGGTACATTTTGCACATTGAAACTACTATGGAAAAGCCAGGCATGGTTGAAACGCTGGAAAAAAGCATTGTGAAAATGATTCCGGTCAATATCCAGGTGATTTCAGAAAATCATTTTGAAGGAACTGAAACTGAAGGAAATGCTTATATTTCTGCTGGCGCTTCAATCAGCGGAAACATCTTCCTGACAGATGATCTGATCGGGGTCATATCTTCCAGCCTGGAAGGAAAAGAAGCCATTGGAACGAGTGAATCTGAAAGATTCTTTATCACGGATGATTTCAGGCAGAATCTGGATTCTGAACTGATCGGAAATGCAGCGGTCGGATTTGGAATCAGCGGTCAGATTTTCCTCACGGATGATTTGAAAGCACACATTGATTCGAGCGCTGATCTGAAAGGCAGCGTTGGAAATACGGTTACAGAAACTATTACTTTGATTTGAAGGGAATGAAACTATGGAACTCAGTACATTTGTTATCACTGGTAAAGGTCAGGCACTGATGGCAAAACTGCTTCAGGGGCATGGAACAGCTGTTTTTACAGCCATTAAGCTGTCAAGCACTGCATATACTGATGCTGATCTTCCGTCACTGACTAATCTGACCAACATCAAACAGAGTGCAGCCATTACCAATAATCAGATTATCAGCAACACGCACATCCAGATTGAAGCGGCGCTTGATAATACCGCTCTTACTGCCGGATATACCATCAATACAGTGGGTATCTATGCGCAGGATCCTGACGAAGGTGAAATCCTGTATGCAGTGTCCAGGGCGATTACTGCCGGATATATGCCGGCTTATAACGGAATCACGGTTTCCGGCGCCACTTTCAAATTCGTGATTTCGGTCGGAAACGCTTCACAGGTCACTGTGACGGTGGATCCTGCCGGATATGCTTCAATGAGCGACATTAACCGTCTGGATGATGAAATTGATGATATCAAAGGGTTCATTGGTCTGGTTGATGACGGGATTTATGGCGTTGAGGTCGATTATAAGAACCGGACTTTCAAGCGCCTGGGGGATGCTGTCGGAATGACGGAAGGAACAGATTTTGATTCTATCGTTCCGTGGCAGCGGAAACGCTGTATTGTTACGGATGGCGGTGTGATCCTGGCCTACTATGGTGAAGCTGGATACACTGAAACCGGAGCTTTGACACAGGCAATCACCATTGGTGAAGATGACAGCGCTGTTACATATGCGGTCGGAACCAAAGTTCAGGTAATGGTCTATCAGCCGAAGTTCTATTATCGGGTGGTTCCGATTGAAACTGACAAGATTGTGAACGGTAAGGGTTCTCATCTGCGGAAAGCCAGATACTATGTATCTCCTGTCATGCGGAACGGATTCAAGCTGCATCCGGCATTCAAGTATAACGGGATCGAACAGGACTATATCCTGATCGGCGCTTATGAAGGTTCCCTGTATGACGTTTCCGCTTCTGCCTATATCCTGGATGATGCACAGGTCGCAGATTTCAGCAACGACATGCTTTCATCCATTGCTAATGCAAAGCCGATTTCCGGACTGACTCAGAATCTCACCAGAGCCAATACCAGAGCGCTGGCAGCTAAACGTGGATCCGGATGGATGCTTCAGGATGTGAACAAAGTTTCTGCCACTCAGCTTCTGTTCCTGATCGAGTATGCCAATTTCAACAGCCAGACCAAAATTGGAAACGGCAACGTCTCCAAAACAGATGATGGATCCACCAATATGGCTGAAATCACAGGTGCAACAACGAACCTTGGAAACGGATCCGGTGCGGTCACCAATACCAATGGTTACCAGATTGTTTCCTATCGTGGAGAAGAAAACCTTTGGGGGAACATCTGGAAGTGGATTGACGGCATGAACATCAAATCCTTTGGGAATTCGCTTCCTCAGGATATGTTTGTTGCTGATCATGCTTTTGCCGATGCAACCTATTCCGGCGCTTATGTTGACGTTGGATTCAGTGTTTCTCCTGTCAATGGATACGTCAATGCAATGGGATATTCTGAAGATCATGATTACCTGTTCATTCCTTCCGAAACCAATAATGGTGCAAACTCGTCAATCCCTGTCGGGGATCAGTTCTGGTGCAGTTCCTCAGCTGGTGACAGGGTCGCTATGTTGGGTGCGCATTGGTATTATGGTTTGAATGCCGGGTTGTTCGGCTGGTGTGTGAATGGCGCTCCTTCGTATCGTGCTCGGAATATCGGCGGCCGGCTGGCGTATGTGCCTAAAACGGCTTAATCAGTAATGGTAATCATCTGCTCTGTAATCTGTGGGATGCAGAGCGGATTTTTATAGGCGATTCCATTGAACACGTTGAATTAGGGTGTTAACACAAAACCAATTTGTTCAGTTAGTGAGTCACTAAATTGGGTACGAATTGGAATAATGGTTTGAATACCAGGTTGTTCAACTGGAATGTGAATAACACTCCTTCGAATCGTAATCGGAATATCAGCAGCCAGCTAGCGAATGTGAGACTCACGCAGAGTGAATCTAGCGGAAATGGAAAAGCCTTGGCTCTTGCCAAAACATAACAAGCATTATCGGACTGTGTTGGTAATCGTATTCTTATATAAACCATTTTGGGATGAGAATATTGATGAAGACTCGGTGCTTTATTCTCACATACTCCGATATTTAAAGGGCGTGTATGAAAGCATATTCTGGATTATGGAATAAAATCATCTCAAAGAAAAACCTGATGCTTGCGCATAAGCATGCAAAGAAGGGTAAAGGATGGTATGAAGAAGTTCAGATTGTAAATTCGGACATCAAGAACGGTGGATTCATGATTGAAGATTTACGATTGTCACTGATCAACCATACCTATAAAACGTCAAAATATCGAAAGCAGAAGCGCAAAGAAGGAAAGAAAATCAGGGATCTGTATAAATTGCCATACTATCCGGACAGAATCGGACAGTGGGCAATTATTCAGGTGATTGAACCGATTCTGATAAAGAATCTGATCTTTGATACCTATTCAGCGATTCCAAAGCGTGGAATTCATCGGGGATTGAAGCGGATCAAACAGGCTATGTATCATGACGTTAAAGGTTGCCAATACTGCCTGAAAATTGATGCAGCACATTATTATCAATCCATCAATCATGAAATTCTGAAAGACAAATTCAGAAGGGTTTTTAAGGATCCTGATCTGCTTTGGGTCGTGGATGAAATCATTGACTCCATCTGCACTGCAACAGATGAAGATCTGAAACGGTTATCACAGCTGAAATCGATTAACAGAATCGTTCTGACAATGTTTATCAGAGGACGTAAAGAATCACCAGAAGAGCGTGAACAGCGGTATCTGAATTCAGGTGTTGGTCTTCCAATTGGCAATTACTTCAGCCAGTATGGCGGTAATTTCTATTTTTCGGATTTTGATCATTATGTGAAGGAAGAACTGCATGTAAAGCACTACTATCGATACATGGATGATATTGTGTTCCTGGCTGAAACAAAGGAACAGCTGTGGACGATTCTGGAACAGATTGATGACTACTTTCAAACCAGGCTTAGAATCACGATAAAAGATAATTATCAGATCTTTCCTTCCTATGTTCGTGGAGTCGATTTTCTGGGATTCAGAGTATTCCATAACTTTACGCTTTTGAGGAAATCAACCTGTCTTGGATACAAGAAAAGAGTTATCAGAATCAGGAAGAAACTGGATGCTGGAATTTCTATGAACTATTCAGATTTCTGTTCGTTGAATTCTTATAAGGGATGGTTAAAATCCTGTGATTCTGAAAGACTTCATTTGAAGTACGGATATGCTTTGGAACACGAAAAGCGGTTATATAAACTGAAGAATATCAAGAGGTGTGTAAAATGATCAATCACGGAAAAACACAGAGTTTGTTTACTCCTGATCCGGTGCAGATCCTGGAAACAAGTGTGATGGTTGCAAAAAACATCCGGGAAATTGAGCTGGTGGACGAAACCGGAACACATACCGGATTTGAATTTGATCTGATCCAGTATGAGAAGGATGAGTATATCAAGCTCATGGATGAAAAGAATGCTGAACTTGAACAGTCTCTGACTGATACTCAGCTGGCGCTGTGTGACGTTTATGAAATGATTGGAGGATAATGAGATGGCTAAAATCTATGCTGAGTTGATCATGAAAGGACTCAAAACGCTGGATGATGTTCCTGAAAAGCTGCGTGAAGAAGTTCGTAAGATTCTGGAAGAGAATCGTTGAATTATTCAAACTGTTCATTGAATTTTTGAGAGGGGAATTGGACATGGCGGTTATTTATGCAACGCTGATCATCAAGGGATATAAAAAGTTTTCTGAGGTTCCGGATGCGCTGAAAGAAAAGGTTCGTGAAATCCTGGAGCAGCTTGAAGTTCCTGAACTGATCAACACCTGATTAACCTGATCCGTTCAGGAAGGATGATTAAGATGTTAAGTTCAGCTGAAATCACCATTTTGGTGAGTGTGATATCTGTCTGTGTGGCTTTTTACTTTGGGCTGAGAAGCCAAAAACGAACTGACAAAGCTGATCTGAAGAAAGATGCCACTGAAATGACAACTGTAATTGTCAAGCTTGAATATATCGGAAACGGAATCAATGAAATCAAATCCGATATGAAAGGCATTAAAGGTGACATCACAGATTTGCAGGGGCGAATGATCCGGGTGGAACAGTCGGTAAAATCCGCACATCACAGATTGGATACAATTGAGGGGAAATACAATGAAGACAAAGATTAATCTGAAGTGGCTTCAGGCTGCTGCTGTTCGGGCGGTCAAAACGGCTGCACAAACAGCACTCACCATGATTACAGTGGGACAGGCATTTTTTGAAATCAACTGGGTGAATGTTTTGTCTGTGAGTGGCGTGAGTGCGATTTACAGTCTGATTACTTCCCTGGCTGGATTGCCTGAAGTACCTGAAGACGAAACCAACGCATGAATTTTTAAGGGAAGGTGAAAACCTTCCCTTTATTTTTGTTTAAGGGTGGATTTACTTGATTAAATATTCAGATGCAATTTCCATTGCCAGAAGCTTGCTGGGAACACCATATTCCAAATATGATTGTATCAATCTTCAGAAAAGAATCATCCGCATTGCTCCTGGTGGCAGTTCCAAATACCAGACAGCTGGAACAAATGCTTTGTGGCGGTCAAAAGATCTCCTGAATAAACGTAAAGGAATTTCTGATGCAAAGCCAGGTGAATTTGTCTTCAAATGGAAGAGCCAGGACACAGAAAAATATCCAGATGGGTTAGGAGATTTTCATCACATTGGACTGGTGACTGACAGAAAAACCGTCATTCACTCATCCAGCGTTGAAAATTGGAATGGGTATCGGTACATTGACGGAATCAAAAAGAAAACATCCGGTTATTATCCTGGCGGTATTGGTGCGATTGAAACAGATCTGGATTCAAAATGGGCTTATACGGCTACTCACAAGCTGATTGTTCCAATGGAAGAAAGAAAGGATCCTGAACCGATGATGATTGAAACAATGAAAGTCTGCACTGAAAAAGATCCATTAAATGTACGGGCTGAACCATCTAAACAGGGACAGCTGATCGGAAAGATTCCAAAAGATGCTGTTGTCGAATCCTTGTCCAGAACCGGGAACTGGGATTTCATCCGAGGAAAAGATATTGACGGAAACAATATTCAGGGTTATGCCTGTAGTCAGTATCTGATGGAATGGTCTGCTGATCCTGAACCGGATCCGGAACCCGAACCAGTGCCGGGCGAATATACGCATGTGATTGTGGATGCCAAAGGCAACAAATTCTGTGTGTTTTCTCCCTTCACAATCTATCTGAAAAGTGAATACAAACTGAACGATTGAGTGTTACTAACCTGTTACTAGCTTGTTACTAACGCCTAAAAATTGGCCTGTTTCCAGACGGTTGAATCCCTTGAAGTACCGTGGAAACAGGCCGTTTTTGCGTTGGGATAAAGTCATCAAACAACAAAATGGGACTTTAAAATAAAGCCCCATTTGATGCATTTGTTACTAATGCGTAACTAGTTCAATAGTCAATCAGTTCAATGGTATCTTTCAGATCCTGAATGGTTTTGTGGGTGTACACTCTCAGACCAACATCTTTTGTTTTGTGTCCCAAAATCATATCAGTGCATTTTTTATTGGCTTTCTTTTCATCCAGCTTGGTTCTGACAGTGTGCCGGGCATCATGCGGTGTATGGTCGAATCCTAACCGGGAAAGGAACGGTTTGAAATGTTCATTTCTGTATGATCCATCCGAAATCTGCTTTCCGTCTTCATAACGAATCAAATACTTCTGATCCTTGTCATAGAATTTTTCAATCAGGGGTCTGATTTTGGAGTGGATCGGAACCAGCCGATTCTTTCCGGCATTCGTTTTTACTCCACCTTTCATAGTTCCTTCTTCCAGATTCACATCTTCAATCAGTAAATTCCTGAATTCCGTGATTCTCCATCCGGTGTAAAGCAGAATCAGAATCGTGTCACGGTCAAACCCAGGTTCCTGCTTCCAGATGGTTTCAATTTCCGCATCTGTGAAAGGAACTCTTTCATTTTCTGTCTCATAAGACGGAGCATGAACCAAATCAGCATAACGTTTGATTGGAATGTCAAGTTCAATGGCGAAATTATCCAGATGTTTCCAAAGCGCTCGCATGGTACCTTTACCGCTGGCACCATATGGATATGTATCAATGCATTCCTGCATGTGTGCAGCTTTGATTTCCCTGTACTTCATGTCTTTCAGTTTGGAAATATACTTCCAGCTGCTTTTCAAATTCTTCTGGGTGCTTCCTGCCATTTTGGAAAGCTTCTTTTCAACCCATAGTTCGTGCAGCTGATCCAGGGTGATAGCGGCCTGATCAACATCATATGGATCATGATTATAATCAGCCAGGGCTTTCATTCCTTCTTCTCTTGTCTTGAAGTATCCAATAACCATATAGATCGGATGTCCTTTTTCATTAAACCCGGTGGTTTTCCTGACAACGAACGGTTTTCTTCTGTTTCCGGAAAGTTTCACAACAGAACCATAACCATTCGGATTTTTCATGGTTTTTCCTTTCTATCATCTGTAACCCATCTGTAACCAGTTACGGATTAAAAGTGTAACGATTACAGATGATGTGTAACCTTTAAAACATAGATAAACACTGATGTTTTTCAGATTGGTTACAGATGGTTACACTTATTTTTCTATTTTTCAGAAATACATGATTAGGATAGAGATTTGCGCTGAAAATGGCTGATTTTCTCTATAAATCTCTATATAAAGAATATATAGAAATAAATATCCTGATCTGTAACTGTAACCTGTTACCGCTTTTTATCAGTAATATGAATTTTTATCTTTGAGATTGCTTCAGCGGTTTTCTCGGCTTCCGTCTTCCGGTTAGACACGGAAACGACAAACACAATGATTAAAACGGCGATGATTGCGCTAATAATGATTGGAATCAGTTTATTCATGGAAATTTCCCTCAATTCTTTCAAAATTTGGTAGGTGTATGCGTTCGCCTGATAGAATCCCTTCCCTGCTCATAGAATCGAAATTAGGCCTATTTCTGATGGTTATATAACGTACTTCTGATTTTCAGTCATATCATCACAGTATGATATGACTTTTTCTTTTCCGGCTGCGTTCAGCTGGGTGAATGATTGGAGCAGATCGACAGCTTCTTTCCCATAAACATCCTGGATCTGTTCAATCAGTTTGGTTTCTTTGGCAAGCGAATCTTCCAATTCTTCAATGCCTAAAAGATAGGTGGCTGATACATTGAAGAGCTTGCACATGATTTCGATAGATGATCGTTTAATGTTTTCGATGGTTCCGCTTTCATATCGGTTGACGATGGTTTTACTTACTCCCAATTTTTCACCCAATTCTTCCTGAGTCATTCCGGATTTTTTCCGTAATGATCGAATTCTGTCTCCCATTTCAGACACGGTGGTTATCTCCTTTCTTTATATTTTTCAATAGTTTATTCGTTTTTCGTAACATTTACAACCGAAAATAAAAAGAAGTTTCAAAAAAATTTAAAAAGGTACTTGACACGAAACTATTTGTGCTGTATCATTTGACCATGTTCCGTATTTCGTAACCTTTTGAGGAGGGTTTCAGATGTCCAGATTAGAAAATGGTTACGGCTTGTATTACAAGCCGGGTGTCAGGATCCCTGATACAGACAGCTGTCACAAACAGCACATCGTCAGAGCTAAGTTTCAGGGCAAGGTTCAGATTGTGTTTGAAGGAATCTCCCATGCTGAGTGCGTGAAATACTGTCACGAACACGGAATGAAGCTGATTGATGAAGACAGATGGTATTCCCTGGCGAATCCTGCATTCAGAAAAGTGAATGCAAAGAATCCGGTTGATGTTTCCAAAGTGTTTATTGGGAGGGTGTAAAAATGAAGTCGGTTTTTTCCTACTCTGATATTCATGATAAACCCGTTGAACTGTCTTCTGCTGAAATCGGCTGGTTTCAGCAGAAAGTTCAGGTTGCCAAAGAAGTGACTGGATGCCGGGTTCCGATTTATGCATATAACTTTGATCTGCTGAAGCATTCAGATAATTTACTCGGATTCACCTTCACTGATAACCGCAAGAATCCTGCTGATTCTGCGAATACCTACATTGCAATTGATACCTATTACATCCATGAATGCTACCTGGCTGAAATGAAGGGTGATCGGCTGGAAATGATCCTGCTGAACGGGGCAACGCTGACTGAGACGATTTGTCACGAGATTGCACACCTTACTCACTGGAATCATGGCAAGCGCCATGAAGCGCTTACCTTGAAATATAGAAAAATGACGGAGGAACTTGAAGATGGAAGACTTAATGCAGAAGCTTGCTGACAAGATCAGGCAGAAGGATGAAAGGATTCAGAAGCTTGAAAAGCTGAACCATGATTATATGGTCTGTCTGTCTGTTTGAAAGCTGTGACCAGTGGATTGAGCTGGAAGCTAAAAACGATGCACTGAAGGAAGAGGTTGAACGGCTGAAAGAAGAGCTGAGCCGAATCAAGGCGATTGAGGAGCGGAACCAGAAGAGGATCCAGAAGTGGCTTGAAAGGAATGGTGAATATGAGTAATGAAGTTCTTAACCGCATCATTGATAACGTCAATGAGAAAATCCAGCAGGGTGTTCCTGCTGGATTGACGGAGCATGAATTTGCTGTGATTCTGATGGAAGGTGTCTATTCGACACTTTCCGCTATTGAATCCGGCGCTTTTTCAAGATCGCAGCTGTATCTGATGAGCCAGGAACACAGGATTAAGGGTCTGAAGTGATTATTCTTGTGTGGCTCCTGATGATTCTGTTTGTTATCAGTCTGGTGTTCCTGCTGATTCTGCTGGATGAAGCCAGACTGATGACCAAACAGGAAAAGCTTCAGAATCGAAAGCCTGAACCGGAACCGTTGCCGGGGTTGTCCTGGTGGGAAGTTCATAGGATTCTGAAGCAGATGGAACGGGAACAGAAGAAGTATTTTAAGAGCAAGCGAAAAGTTTACTGGGGGATCTGATGAATAAAACTGATGAACTGAGGAGAGAAAAAGCCAGGAACCTGAGATTTAAGAAGCCCATGTGCAATTCAATCAACTGGTATACGATTCATGAAGATTTGCAGGAAATTCAAGACACCTGTAATGATATTCGTTGGATGAACGAGGAAGAAGAACTGTTGATTGATCTGCTGGGTGAGGACGAAGCGTTTGAATACAGGATGGCTTTTACTGATTTGGATGCAGAAGCATATAACTTCTATGAAGAACTGTGTGAGGTTCGGCAGTACGATTTCATGTCAACGGATTCGGATGATGAAGAACAGGCTTCCCTGTTTGATCTGTTCTTTCCTGCTTGTAGAATCAAAGACAGTATGAGCGGTTATGATCCATATGAAAGCGATTACATCCGGCTGAATACATACGAATATGAATTCGCTCAAAACGAAGCCAGGAAGAAGCTGAAGCAGCTGACCAAAGACCAACTGTTCGATTTATCCGGATTGGCTTTAACAATAGCCAGAAATTACATGTCGCTGATGTACCGCTTTGATTGTCTCAAATCTTCAATCGACATTCTGAAGGGTCAGAATGAAGGAATGCTTCAGATGGTCAAGCACATTGAAGAACTGTACACGGATTGGAACCGTGATTCTGACAGTGGAAAATGGCTGTACACCAAAGCAGAAGATGAGCTTGATAAAGCGCTGGCTGAAGTTCCAGAAAGGCTGTGGATCGAATGAAGGTACTGGTTGCCTGTGAAGAATCCCAAAGGGTTTGTATTTCGTTCAGAAACAAAGGACATGAGGCATTCAGCTGTGATATACAGGAACCTTCCGGCGGATTTCTGGAATATCACATTCATGATAATGCGCTTTCGATTCTAGGGGGGGGTATGATACGTACAATGAACGGTGATGAGCATTATATAAACCACTGGGATATGATAATTGCTCATCCACCTTGCACCTATCTTACCAATGCTTCATCTGTTCAAATGAGGGTGAAAGGCGTTATTCAGGAAGAGCGATACAGGAACGCTATGAAAGCAAAGGAATTCTTCCTGAAGTTTTTGAATGCTGACTGTGAAAGAATCTGTGTTGAAAATCCGGTTCCCATGAAGCTGGTTGATTTGCCTGCTTACAGCCAGATCATTGAACCATGGCAATTCGGTGAACCATGGAAGAAGAAAACCTGTTTATGGTTAAGAGGTCTTCCAAAACTGCATCCAACACAGATTATCACGGAAGGAATTCAACCTTGGGTGAATGGTGGAAGCAAGGATTCAAACGGGAATTACAGACGGTTTAAGGGTAGAAATGAAAGGGATCCAAAGAACCGAAGTAAAACATTCTGGGGAATTGCCAAAGCTATGGCAGAACAATGGGGATGATAGAGATGATGACGTTCAAAGAAATCTTGGTTTTCCTGCTGTTTATCTGTGCAGCCTGTATAACCATCTGCCAGATAAACAGACAGAAAATATATTGGTGGGTTTCAATCTTCTGGCTGATCATGATGGCGAAACAGGCAGTTGATTTTGCTGAGATGATGGTAACGAATTAATCGGAAAGGTGGTGATCAAATGATTGAAACAAAAATTCTGCGGTCAGAAATGATCCTGCATGAAGACACGAACAAATCCCTGGCTGAGTATCTCGGAATTAGTGAAAGCCGATGTTCAAGCAAGATCAACGGGTGGAACGGTGCAGCTTTTACCGATGAAGAAAAGAAGATGATTAAGGAACGGTATCAGCTGACAAATGAAAAGTTCATGCAGATATTTTTTTGATTCAAAAGGTTCGTTAAACGAACCCACAAAGGAAAAGACGATGAAAAAGGATGTGCTTTGTGCCCATATTGAACAGCTGGTTTCATTCGATTCGGAGAATACCAAAGCCAAATACATCCAGCAGTGGAAAAGGAAAAGCTTTGGAAGAATCCTCATTGAAGAAGAGTATGAAGCGGATGGAAGATTTGTTGTTCTGGTGAAGAAACCTTATAACCAAACCCCAATGTATTTAGGAGAGGTGATTAACAGTGTTCGGTAAAAATCTTAAGCGACTGATGATTGAACGGGATCTGAACGGAAAACGGCTGTCTGAACTTTCCGGGGTCAGTCAAAGCGGAATCAGTCAGTATCTGAAGGGAACCAATGTTCCATCTTCCAGCATTATTGAAAAGCTCGCTGGTGCGCTGCATGTGGATCCGGAGAGACTGACGGAAGAGAAGACGGAAGAGCGGAAAGAACAGGCTGCTGATGCTGATTTTACAAAGATGCAGAATGTTCCGGTTACTGTGGCTGCAAAACTGATTGGTAAGTCTGATGAGTTTGTCAGGATCGGTCTTCAGCAGAATCGGCTGCCTTTCGGAACAGCGGTCAAGATTTCCGGTGATCGGTGGACGTACCATATTTCACCTGGACTGCTTCAGCAGTACCTTGGAAAAGCGGTCTGATTGGATCCTGATTAAATGATAAAGGGGGTGATTAAATGGACCTATACACACACCAGATAAACGCACTGAACGAAACCAAAGCATTCAACAGAGTGGCCTATTATCTGGATATGGGTCTGGGCTAGTAAAACCTTTGTTGGCTCTGAAAAAATGGTTGAGCTTGGATCCAAAGTCAATTTGGTGGTTTGCCAGAAGAGCAAGGTTGAAGACTGGGTGAATCACTTTAAGGAGAACTATGGTGAAAAATCAGATTCGTACTGTTTTGTTTATGATCTGAGCAAATGGAAGAAGGATGATTTTAAAGCTCTTCAGGTGATGAACAAGGAAGCACATAAATACTACCTTCCATCACATCCGCACGTTTACGTGATTAATTATGATCTGGCTTGGAGAAGGAAAGAACTGAAGTATCTGACGGATTTCACGCTGATCCTGGATGAATCTTCTCTGATCCAGAACCGGACAGCTAAACGGACAAAGTTCATTCTGAACCTGAATCCAAAGAATGTGATTCTTCTTTCCGGAACGCCTGTTTCAGGCAAGTATGAAAACCTTTGGACACAGATTCATCTGCTCGGCTGGGACATTTCCGAAAAGCTGTATAACAGCCAGTATGTTAACTGGGAAAAGATCGAAACCGAAGGGATGCCAGTGTGGATTCCTGACAGGAAAGAACCTTATAAGCATGTGGACAGACTGAAACGGAAGATGCGTGAACATGGGGCTTATTTCCTGAAGACGGATGAATGTTTCAGTCTGCCGGAACAGACAATCATTAAGGTGGAGTGCGATAAGCCGAAAGAATACAACCGATTCATCCGGAATAAGTTGGTGACGATAAACGGAACGGAGCTGGTTGGTGATTCGATTCTGAAAGAGCGGCTGTATCTGAGGATGATTTGCGGACAGTATAACAATTCAAAAATTCAAAAAATTCGTGAATTGTTTGAATCCACAAATGACAGGCTTCTGGTGTTCTACAACTTCAATTCTGAGCTGGAAATCCTGATTGGATTGTGTGATGAGCTGGATAAGCCATACAGCCAGGTGAATGGAGCCATTAAGGATCTGGATGCATATGAAAACGAGTCGAACAGTGTAACACTGATCCAGTATCAGGCAGGTGCCATGGGTCTGAATCTTCAGAAAGCCAACAGAATCATTTACTTCACGCTGACAGAAAAATCCGAACTGTTTGAACAGTCAAAAAAGCGCATTCATAGAATCGGTCAGAAAAACAGCTGCTTTTACTATCTGCTGCTTACAAAGGGATCTATTGAAGAACAGATTTACGCAGCATTGGAGCAGAAGCGTGATTACACAGATGAACTTTTCCGAAAGGGGACAAATAGGGACACTTAGATACAAAAAGGAGCAATGCAATGAGGAAAACAATGTATCCAGCTGATCCGGAAAAGATTCGCAGTCTCATGAAGAAACGGGGTTTGACTTCCCTGGAAGCTTCAAAGGAAATCGGATACAGAGATGATTATCTGTATAAGAATGCGAAACGTGGATCCGGATATAACGCTGTTACAGTGAACGCACTGAAACGGATATTTGGACTGAATCCTGAAGACTATGCACCAGATGAAGTTAATGAACCTGATGCAGAAACGCCTGAAATCAAACCGGAATTCGGTATTGATTATAAACTGTTGGAAGAAACTATTTACAGAGCGATGAAAAGAGTAATGGAGGAGCAGAATGAACGAAATTATCTTGACTGAGGAACAGCAGATTAAGCAGTTTGAGGAGCAGTATAAAGGGCTGATGCTTCAGATTGCCGATGTTGTCAAAGCGAAAAAGGCAGCTGAAAAGGCTGAGAAGGACATGAAGGAAGAGCTTCAGAAAGCGCTGGATAAATATGGGTTTGTGGGTCTGGAGAACGACATCCTGAAGATTACCTATGTGGAGCCTACTACCAAAACCGCTATTGATTCCAAAGCTGTCAAGCGCAAGTATCCAAAGGTTTTTGAGGAGTGCAGTAAGACTTCACCTGTCAAAGGATACATCAAGATTCAGGTCAAGGGTGTCGAAGACTGATGGCTGAAGAAAAGCATTTCGAAATGCAGATTCGGGAATTTTTGGAATGGAACGGGATCGTGGAAGCCGGAACACCTGAACAGGATCTGCCGGACAAGATCAACGGCTGGTATTTCAAAGTCTGGGGCGGTGGGTTCCAGAAAGCCGGAATTCCTGACTTAATTATCTGTGTGAAAGGCTGCTTTGTGGCGGTTGAAGTCAAAGCCAGCAAAGGAAAACCTTCTGAACTCCAAAAGAAGAACATTGATCTGATTAAGAAGTCAAACGGTTATGCGCTGTTCCTGTATCCTTCCGGCTTTGAAGAATTCAGGGAAAACATCCGGCTTTTATTGAAAGGTGGTGATTGATTGCAGTTTTCCCATTCAAGAGTGGAGACATTTGAACAGTGTAAGTACAAATGGAAACTCCATTATCTGGATGAGCTTCAGACACTCGATGATTACGAACCAACGAATGCTTTGGTTCTCGGTCATGCGCTCCACACTGGCATTGAAAAAGGTGTTCAGGCGGGTGTTGATGAGTATCTGAATTACTTTCCGGTCATATCAACCGAAATCGTAACGGAACAGATCAAACTGGAATACCGGATTCAGGAAGTGTTGGATCTTCTGCCGGATGGATACCATGAAGTTCCAATTTATGATTCTGATTTCATCGGATTTATCGATTACCTTACTCCTGTTCCCGGATCTATGACGGAATTTGATCTGTGGGATTATAAATACTGTGCTTCAGACAGACGGTACAGAGATTCAGACCAGCTGCATTTATATAAATATTGGTTCGAGCGGCTGAATCCTCAATACCGCATCCGGAACATGAACTATGTGATCGTTCCAAAGATAAGCCTTAAGCAAGGCAGGAAAGAAACCGTTTATGCCTATCGGGAACGGATTAAGGAAGAAATGAAGCGGAAACCCGTTTATTTTCTTCCGGTGACTTATGACAGCTCATACATCATTGATTTTTTCAGGAAAATCAAAAGGATCTATGATACAAAAGACTTTGAAAAAGAACCTTCTCCACTGTGCCAATACTGTGAATTTTACGACTATTGTCAGAAAGGACTTGATTACATGTTACTTCCAAAAAACGAACGCAGACCAATGAATACCATTACCAGAAAGAAAATCTGGTTGTATGGCGCTCCCTTTTCAGGAAAAACCTATTTTGCCAATGAGTTCCCTGATCCGCTGATGCTTAATACGGATGGAAACGTGCAGTTTGTGGATGCTCCCTATATCCTGATCAAAGACCAGGTATCCGTTGAGGGTCGGATTACGAAAACGCAGCTGGCATGGGACTATTTCAAGGAAGTGATTACTGAGCTGGAAAAGAAGCAGAACGATTTCAAGACGATTGTGGTTGATCTGGTTGAAGATCTGTATGAGGCTTGCAGGATCTGGAAGTATAAGGACATGGGAATTTCCCATGAATCGGATGATCCGTTTAAAGCCTGGGACATGGTCAGAACGGAATTCCTTTCCACCATGCGCAAACTGATGAATCTGGATTATGAGAACATCATTCTGATTTCCCATGAAGATACAAGCCGGGACATCACGAAGAAGAATGACCGGGCAACGGTGATTAAGCCGAATATTCAGGAAAAGGTTGCAAACAAGATTGCCGGAATGGTGGACATTGTTGCCAGAGTCGTGGCAGATGATAATAAACACACGATTACTTTCAAGTCTTCTGAAAATGTATTTGGTGGCGGTCGGCTGGAAGTGCTTGAAAAGGAGATTGACGCTGTCTATGACAAGTTTCTTCAGGTATACGATGAAGCCAATTCTAAAGCTAAAAATGCACTGAAGAAGGAAGAGCCGAAACCGAAAACCAGTAAGTTTGTTCCACCTGAAGAGCCGGAAGAGGATGAAGAACCGGAGCAGGAACCCGAACAGGATCCTAATGTGAAGGTGGAAATCAAACCTGAACCGGAACCTGAACCGGAGCAGAAGCAGGAACCCGTTAAGGAACCCGAATCTGAACCGGAGCAGAAAACCGAAACCGTGACTGCCGGGGGGACAAAAATCAGAAAGCGCAAGGTGAGGAAAGAGTGAACGGGGGTTAACAGGGTAACTGTAGAAGCCAAAATTACCATGGAAAAGGTGATTAAGCCTGAAATGGTCGAACACCTTAACGATGAGGAAACCTTTAAAAATCAGCTGATTCAGATGCTTAATTACTATGCAGAGCCTGATAAGCTGGATGTTGAAATAACCAACTACAATATGAATCTTTTGAATTAATGGAGGTAGAAAAATGAATCTTTGGGACAAATTTGATAAGCAGATTGACGTTAACGGCCTGAAGGAAGACGAACAGAATTCTTCTTCCGGTTCCTTCCGTGAAGTTCCTCATGGGAATTATGAAGTGAAGATTGAAAAGCTGGAACTGGTTGAATCTTCCAAAGGTGATCCGATGGTGTCTATCTGGTTCCGTATTCTGAGCGGTGATTTTGCGAACAGCATGATTTTCTACAATCAGGTGATCAATAAGGGCTTTGGTCTTCACAAGGCGAATGAGTTCCTGCGTTCCCTTGACAGCGGCATTGAGGTTGAATTCAAGAGCTTCCGGCAGTATGGTGAACTCCTGATGGATATCCGTGAAGCCATTGACGGAAAGCTGGAATACAACCTGGCTTACACTGAAGGCAAGAAAGGTTTCAGCAACTACGAAATCGAAGAAGTATTCGAAACTGAGTAAAAAATAACATCCAGACGGGAAAATTCCCGTCTGGATTCTTCCGGAAGGAGATGAACGTTTTGCTCTTTTACGATTTTGAAGTCTTCAAATATGACTGGCTTGTTGTGCTGATTGACATGGCAGCTCATGAAATGAAGGTGATTGAAAATGATCCGGACGAACTCATGAAATACTATGAAGACCATGTAAAAGACATCTGGGGCGGTTTCAACTCGGTGAGATATGACCAATATATCCTGAAAGGTATCCTGTGCGGATTTGATCCAAAAAAGATCAACGATTTTATCATTGTGGGTAATCAGCCGGGGTATAAGTACAGCAGTCAGTTCAGGAAGATTCCGCTGAACAATTACGATGTTATGCAGAATCTGGACAGAGGACTGAAAACCTTTGAAGGATTTATGGGGAACGACATCAAAGAATCATCTGTTCCGTTTGATATTGACAGAAAGCTGACTCGGAAAGAGCTGGACGAAACCATCCAGTATTGCATTCATGACGTTGAGCAGACGATTGAAGTATTCCTGAAGCGGACAGATGATTTTGAAGCGCATCTGGGTCTGGTAAAGCTGATTTGCGGTGACGGCGGTCTGGACTTGTCATTGCTCGGAAAGACAAAAGCGCAGTTGAGCGCAACACTTCTTGGAGCCAAAAGACAGTCATGGGATGATGAATTTGATATTGATTTTCCGGACACCATGCGAATTGAAAAATACACCCAGGTGATTGACTGGTTTAAGGATCCAAAAAACAGAAGCTATTATTTCATAGATGACAAAGGAAAAGCGCATGAACGGAGTCTGGAACTGGACATTGCCGGGGTTCCACATAAGGTCGCTTGGGGCGGGATCCATGGAGCGCTTAAGCAGTATCACGGAGAAGGGTATTTCCTGAATATGGACGTGGCTTCATTGTATCCGTCTTTGATGATTCGGTACAATCTGCATTCCAGGAACATTCCTGATCCAAAGAAATATGAGGAAGTCTATCATACCAGGCTGAAATACAAAGCTGAAAAGAATCCATTGCAGCTGCCTTTAAAACTGGTTCTGAACGGAACCTACGGAGCGATGAAGGACGTAAACAATGCGCTGTATGATCCCAGACAGGCAAACAGAGTTTGTATTTACGGACAGCTACTTTTGATTGATCTGATGGAGAAGCTTGAAGGACATTGTGAAATCATTCAGTCGAATACGGACGGTGTGCTTATAAAGCTTCCAGATGGCTCAGATTCCGCTTATGAACTGATAGATGATATCTGTTATGAGTGGGAAAAAAGAACGGGTCTGAAGCTTGAATTTGACGAATACAGGAAGGTTTTCCAGAAGGATGTAAACAACTATATTATCGTGGATGCTGAAGGACATGCCAAAGCCAAAGGTGGATATGTGAAGAAGCTGACTGATCTGGATTATGATCTTCCGATAGTCAACAAAGCACTGAACGCATATATGGTGAACGGGATCCTTCCGGAACAGACAATCAATAGCTGCAATGAGCTGAAAGAGTTCCAGATGGTCACGAAAATCAGCAGCAAATATTCTGAAATCAGGCATGGTGCAGAATACGAATATGTGAAAGATTCAGATGGAAACAAACGGCTGCACTGGATCAAACAGGGAAAGCGCCTGAAGGAAAAATGCATTCGAATTTTCGCATCCAGGAATGATGAAGGTGGAGTAATTAAACTGAGTGTAAGGACCGGAAACCCGGAGAGGATTTCAAATTCTCCTGATAACTGCTTCATTTATAACGATGACGTAAACGGGGTAAAGGTAGATTCCCGGCTGGATAAAGACTGGTATATTGTTCTGACGTATAAAAGACTTCAGGATTTTGGAGTGATGTAATATGGATTTCTTCAAAGGGTACATTCAGACGAAAAATAAGCAGCCTACTGAAAAGTATAAAAATCGAACTGATTTTAAATCCTATGAAGAAATCCATGAATTGCCTGAATTCGCTGGTGTTCTGGCAACGGAAACCATTCTGATAGATCTGGACGATTCAAAAGAAGCTGAAATTTTAATGAATATCGTTGAAGCGCTTCAATTGAACTGCCGGGTCTATCAAACCACCAGAGGAAAGCATTTTCTTTTTCGGAACAGGTCTGTGAATCAGTGTTATACAAAGGTTTATTTGGCTTGCGGACTGAAAGCAGATATCAAAGTTGGATTCAAAAATTCGATTGAGGTTTTAAAATTTGACGGAAAGGAACGGTTTATTGAATGGGATATAGAAGAAGGTGAATATGATTATCTTCCAAAATGGCTGTTTCCGGTAAAGGGTCTGAATCCGGAATTCATCACCATGGAATCCGGCGATGGTCGGAATGATGCGCTCTTTTCTTACATCCTAACGCTGATGAGTAATGATTTTTCAGTGGATGAATGCAAAGAGTGTATCAGGATCATCAATCAGTATGTGTTGAAGGATCCACTGCCGGAAAACGAATTGAATGTAATTCTGAGAGATGAAGCGTTCCGGAAACCAATTTTCTTCAAAAAAGGCGTTTTCCAGCACCATGTTTTTGCTGAATACCTGAAGACAAACTATCATCTGAAGCGGATAAACGGTCAGTTATATATCTATTTGGAAGATTATTACCAGTACGGAGACAGACAGATTGAACATGTGATGGATGAGCTGATACCAAACCTGAAGGATACGCAGCGCAAAGAAACATTGAAAAAGCTGAACGTGAATCTGATCTATGATGAGGAAGAATCATCCGCAAATTACATTGGATTTGGAAATGGAATCGTAAAGTTGAATCAGACAAAGAAGCAGGAACCAGTCACCTATGAAATGATTCCATACTCGCCAGATATCATCATTACGAACAAAATTCCGTACAGCTTCAATCCAGCTGCATATGATGAAACAGTGGATAAGGTGCTGGACAACATTGCCTGTAAGGACAAGGAAATCAGGGCGATTCTGGAAGAAGCTATTGGATACTGTTTTCTGAGACGGAATGAGTTGGGCAAAGCATTCATCCTGATCGGTTCGGGATCCAATGGTAAATCCACCTATCTGAACATGATAAAACGGCTGTTGGGCAAACAGAACTATTCATCCCTGGACATTAAGAACTTTTCTGAAAAATTTGCTCCAATTCTGATGTATGGGAAACTGGCAAACATTGGTGATGATATTTCGGATGATTACATTCAAGACACCAGCCTGTTTAAAAAGATTGTCACTGGTGAAACCATCAAGGCAGAAGACAAGGGAAAGCCACTATTCGAATTTGAACCCAGGGTGAAGCTGTTCTGTTCAGCCAACACAATTCCTAGACTAGGAAAAGGCCGGGACTGGGAAGCACTGAAAAGGCGATTGATTATTATTCCGTTTAATGCCAAATTTGACGGATCTGAACAGGGACATGACACATATATTGGAGACAAGCTTAAAACGGAATCTGCAATGGAATATTTGCTTCTGCTGGGCTTTAAAGGACTTCTGAGGATCCTTCAAAATGGTGGATTTACGGAATCGGAAAAGACGAAACAAGAGCTTCAGGAATACGAAAAGATGAATAATCCGATTCTGGAATTTCTTCAGGAATGTGAAGAGGAAGATTATCAGATTGAAAACGCTCCTACTGCTGAAGTTTATATAAAGTATTCTCAATTCTGTGATTCAGGGAACTATAAATCCCTGTCGAAAATCGGATTCTCACGGGTGATTTGTCAACAGCTGAATCTGGTCACAAAGCCAGTGAAGCTGAATCGACTTACGTCACGAGTATATGTAAGAAAGGATGATGCTGATTGATTCTTGGAGACAAAGCAATAAAGGAACGAATCGTTCCTTACCTGAACACACATGGAACAGTAAATCCTGCCAGTGTGAATGTAAGACTCGGAAACACGCTGCTGATACCGAAAAGGAAACTTTTCGGTATCGCAATCGGCGAACAGATCCAATACAAACGGATTGAACTTAGAGAGAGTGAAACCTATCGGTTAAAGCCAGGGAAATTCATTCTTGGCTGCACCAAAGAAGTGATTCATACACCTGAAGATATTGCTTTTCATGTGGATGGACGGTCTTCCATTGGTCGAATCGGCTTATTCATTCAGAATGCTGGTTATGTGGATCCTGGCTTTTATGGATCCATCACACTGGAAATCTATAACGCATCTCCCAATACAATCATTCTTCATCCTGGCTATGAAATCGGTCAGTTTGTGTTTCAGGAAGTCAGTGAGGTGGAAAATCCATATCAGGGAAAGTACAACGGTCAGATTGAAGCAGCTGGATCCAGAATGCATATGGATAAACTGGAACAGAGGTATAGCTTTTATGCAGAATGATAAACACAGATTCCCTGAGTGCAGAAGATGGTGCTGCACATTCAAACCCAAAACCGATTATTGTGAAGACTATATTGAACGATATGGATTACTGTCAGTTCAAACAATGCTTTGTGATAATGAATCCGCTGATTGCTTTATCAGGAAGATGTATGACAAATACAAAGCAAATCAGCAGATAATAAAAGTAACCAATGTAAGAAGAATAACTGAATGAAAGGAGTTTGTATGATTAAAGTAACTGAGCTGGAAACCAGTGGATGGAAAGCAGCTGTAAGAGGATTACGGAATCCAAAGGAATCATGGGGTAAATCAGACAGTGGTTTTGTGAATGGGGTCTATGTGATCGGACAGAATGATCTAAAGCTGATGCGGACATTGATTAAATCCGGTTCCTGTGAACGGAAGTTCTTGCGGATGATTGATGTTGTATGTGATATTGAAGCTCCATTGTACTGGTGGAAAGAATTCGACACTTACAAGGTTGGAACTGTTGCTAATTCCTGTTCCACCATGCACACAATCACAGAACATCCCATCACGATGGATTTATTCAGCCATGATCGACTGACGGAAGATGCAGAAGGACTGATGGAACAGTACATTGACATTATCGAGTTTTACAGGCAGCTGTATCTTGATAAAGGGGATGTAAAATTCTGGAACAATGTTATTCAGATGCTTCCATCTTCCTGGATGCAGAAAAGAACAGTCAAATTTAATTATGAACATGTTTTGCAGTGGTGGATCTGGAGAAGAAATCACAAACTTTCCGAATGGGTGGAGCTGGTCGAATTCCTCATTAAAAACCTTCCCAATGCGGCTGAATTGATGCTGAATCTGAATCTGAATGATTCAAAATAATTCAAAAAATTCAATGAAGGAGTGAAACAAATGAAAATGAACAAGTGGGATTTTTTGGAAATCCTCAACATGCAGAAAGTTGTCAAGAAGCATTCTCCCAAATCACCAGATATCATTTCTTATGAGTGCGTATGTTTCGAACGGAATCCTTATACAAAGTTGGCAAAAGTTTCAGCGGTGTGCGATGCTTCCTGCCACACCTTTTATATTCATGATCCTGAATGCAGCGCAGAAGAAAAGTTTAACATCTTCCTGGACGGAATCAAAAAACCCGGTAAAGAAGTAACCGAAGTGGATGTTTCGTTCAAAGATGACATGGTTTTAATTACCTACTTCCATTATCTGGATGTGGTATCGGTTCAGCAGGTAAGAACCAGCAAAGATCCATTCATGGATGTGGCAAAGGTCTTCCGGAAAGATAAGGAACCCGAAGCAACAGTTTCTTTTGGAGTTAAGGCGCTTCAGAATCTGCTGACGCAGTATGCGGATGATGAATATGTGACATTCAAAATCAACACTGGCCGGACTGGATCATTTCTGAATAACAAAGACGGGAACAAGTGTTCCATAATCCTTCCCTATGTGACTTACTGATCAAATAAAAAGGAAATGTGTTGTGTGTAGGTGGTGAAGTGGAATTGCCTGATCGGGAGAAGGTAATCAACGGGTTACAATGTATTATTAACGGGACTGTACGATGTGAAAGTTGTGGATATGCAATAGATAAACATGGACATCATTCATGCCAACAGAATTGCGCATCAGATGCCATTGTCCTGCTTAAAGAGCAGAACTGGGTTAAGTGTTCTAATAGGATGCCAGAAGAACATGACAGCATATTTGCAAAACTGAAAGGCACTAACAAATGGCAATCTGCCATGTTTGAGAAATCATCCGATGATGTAAGAATTGTGGAAGTTTTCGAAGACGGAACACGCAGAGTGTATCATTCTCACACAATTGATGGGAAATGGGATATCGAAAAGAAACCGATGAAACGAACTGTAACACATTGGATGCCGAATCCGAAATTACCAAAGGAAGATTGGTGAAGTGGAATGAGTGACCGGGAGAAGGTTATTAGAGCAGTTGATTCATGCTTTGACTACTGGTTAGAGCAACATAGATGTTTACATCCGTTACATTTGGAGAATGTTCGGCAGTTTAAAGCTGATGCAATTGCCATGTTAAAAGAGCAGGAGCCTGTACTGCTCAAGAACCAGCATAAACCATATGGGCATGTTATTAATGCCAATTCTCCGTGGATAAGCAGATGTCCAAGATGCGGTAAGAAGGTAGAAGGTAAGCAAACGAGATTCTGCAAATACTGTGGACAGGCGGTGAGATGGGAATGAAAGCAGCTGAACCGCTGGATGCGGACAAGATGCTCCAGATGCTGGTGGATAGCAAATCAGACATGCCGTGTATTGCTATGCACGGATCTAGTTTCTGCAAGGATTGTAGCGTAAACCTTTTAGATTGGCCCAAAAAAGAATGTTGGCTGCACTATCTGGAAGGGGAGTGAGTAATTTACTCACTCCTCATAAAATCAAAATGAATAGGAGAAAATGAAAATGCAGAGCGGCGTAATTAATATTTTGGATCTGTTTCGGGAAACGAATTTTCCAGTTGAAATGAAGATGTTCGATAAGACTACATCTGAAGCACTGGTAACCTTCCGGAAAGAGATGGAAATCTGGCTGGAAGACAAAGATGCAGAAGCGCTGGAAAAGCTTCAGGATTTGGAAAAAGAGAATGCAATTCTGATTGATCAAAATAAAAAATTGCAGAATGAAAAGGATGAATTCATCAAACAGTTGGATGAATATTCGCAGCTGTATAACAAAACAGTGAATCAAATCGAGTCGCTGAAAGAAACCATTGTGAAACAGGCAGAAATGATGGTTGAAATGAGGTATGGAAAATGATTCCGGTAAAGACAGAAACCACCAATGCCGTTTTTGTGGCTGAATGTTGTGAGGATCTGCCAGCGACAACGTGCCATGATGATAATGGAATCAACTATGTTGAAACGTGCTGGGAACTGTCGGATGAAGAGCTTGCCGAAGTGATGAAAACGAAACGGATTTATGTAAACACCATTGGAACCGAAGTGAACCCGATAAGGGTTGAAGCAAGGAGTCTGATTGTTGATGGAGAAGATTAGACTGTCGGACGGATACCATTTCATTCAGGATCCTGAAGAATTCAGGCATCTGGTGTGGAAGCACATGGGAAATGATGCCAGGGATTATATGGATGAGCATTTCGGAATTGTGGATGCTGCTTTAGTGCAGGATGAACGGGCGGTTGAATCAGAGAAGATTGAAGAAATTTCAAAGGAATTCAATGATGATCTGAATCAGATTCAGGAAAAAATCATGAAGGTTTACAATGCGGAAATTGGGAAAACTCATCCTGATCCGAACCTGATGAAAGTCATTCTGGCTGCTGAAAAAGCGGTTACAGATGTGAAGAAAAAGTGGCATTTTTACTGATTCATCTGTAACCCATCTGTAACCAGTTACACTTTTTATCTGTAACGGTTACACATCATCTGTAACCGCAGAAGGCTAGATTTTAAAGGGGTTTTGACTGCGGTTACAGATGGTTACAGATATTTTTCTATTTTTATAAATTTGAAAATGAGAATTTCATTTTTTAAGCATTTCAAGAAGTTTTTTAAGGAAAACAAGAAGTTTTTTCTAGCAAGTATATAAAAAGAATATATAGAAATAAAGAAGTGTATCTGTAACTGTAACCTGTAACTAGATATAGGAGGTGTTATATATCACTAACAGAGAGTATTTGTATCAGTTCAGGAAACTGAAGTATCAGATTGATTCACAGATTGAAGAGCTTCAGAATTTGCGTTCCATGATGATAAGCATTAAATCACTTTCATTTGATTCAGATAAAATTCAAAGTTCACCAGATGATAAATTGACAGGATTAATCAGTAATGCGCTTGATCTTGAAAAGGAAATCTATGAGAATTCCAACAAACTGATTAACGTTCAGCGTGAAACCAGAACTGCCATTGAACAGTCAGAAACCAATTCAGAGCAGGAAAAGCTTTTGCTGAGAAACTATTTTATCAATGGTTTCAGCTGGAACCAATGTGCCAATGTGATGAACATTTCAGAAAGGCATATTCACAGACTGAAGAAAAAAGCGATAGAAAATTTCAAATGTCATTGAATGTCATGTCCTTAGAGGATTATCATTACAGTGCGTTATTGCGAATGGCTGACAGAGGAAATCTTCCTTCCGGATGGGAGGAAGATTTTATTTTCAGAAAGGCAGGTGTGTTGCAGTGACGAACCGGATGAAGAAATTCTGTGAAGAGTACCTGATTGATTTGAATGCAACACAGGCTGCAATTCGAGCGGGGTACTCGGTTAAAAGCGCTTCTACAATTGGGCAAGAGAACTTGCAAAAACCGGAGATTCAGAACGAGATTCAAAGATTAACGGCGATTCAGAGCCGGAGAACCGGAATCACAGCAGATAGAGTTTTAATGGAGCTGGCTAAAATCGCTTTCGTGAATCTGATGAATGTTTTAAATTCGGACGGAACGATAAAAGCATCTGCATCTGACGATGATAAGTCTGCTATCCAGGGAATCAAATACAGGTATTCCGATTTTGACAATGGATCTTCTTCAGAGTTTGAAGTTAGATTGTACGACAAAACAAAAGCGCTGGAATTACTTGGTCGGCATCTGGGACTGTTTGATTCAAAGATCCAGATCCAGGGGAATGTTCCGGTCGTGATCATGGGCGGTGATTCTCTTGAAGATTAACATTCTGGGTGCTGAATGGGATCTGGAGTTTTCGAATTATTTTGTAGATGAACGGCTGAAAGATTATGCCGGATACACAGATGACACAGTCAGAAAAATTGTGGTGGATACCGGGGAAGGTCGTTCAATTTGTGAGAATTACGAACATTATAGGAAACAGACAATCCGGCATGAAATCATCCATGCATACATGTATGAATCCGGTTTAAGTGATTCCTGGGAGCATAAAACCGGACAGGATGAAACAACCGTTGACTGGTTTGCTGTTCAGTTTCCAAAGCTGCTGAAGACGTTTCAGGAAGCTGATGCTTTGTGAACATTCCAGCCAATGCAAAGGTGATCAAACTTCCGGAAGTCGTTGGTAAAGGATATGGTTCATTCTGGCGGTTTCGGGGAAGATACCGAATCGTCAAAGGTGGACGTGGTTCAAAAAAATCCACCACAACAGCGATGAATTATATTCAGCGGATGATGGAATATCCCGAATCGAATCTGATGGTTGTCAGGAAGGTTTACCGGACAATCAAAGACTCCTGTTATACGCAGCTGCTGTGGGCGATTAATCGTCTGGGTGTATCGCATTTGTGGGATTCAAAGGAATCACCTTTGGAAATGACTTACAAGCCGACAGGGCAAAAGATCTATTTCCGGGGACTGGATGATCCGCTGAAAATCACATCAATCACGGTTGAGGTTGGTTATCTCTGCTGGCTGTGGATAGAAGAAGCTTATGAGATATCAAGCGAATCTGATTTTGATATGCTGGATGAATCTATCCGTGGTGTGGTTCCTGATGATCTATTCAAACAGGTTACGCTGACATTCAACCCGTGGAATGAAAAGATCTGGATCAAACGAAGATTCTTTGATGTTGAACCGAATCCGGATATTTTCACACTCACCACAAATTACATGTGTAATGAATGGCTGGATGCAGCTGATAAAGCAGTTTTCGAACGGATGAAGGTTCAGAATCCCAGGCGTTACCAGGTCGCTGGTCTGGGAAACTGGGGAATTGCTGAAGGTCTGGTGTTTGAAAATTGGGAAGAAAAAGCTTTTGATGTTGAGCAGATCCGGAGTCTTCCATCTGTCAAATCAGCGTTTGGTCTGGACTTTGGATATACAAATGATCCGACAGCTTTCACCTGTCTCCTGATTGATCTGAGCATTAAAACCATCTGGATATTCGATGAGTTCTATGAACACGGATTCAGTAATGAGAAGATAGCGGAAAAGATTATCTCAATGGGTTATGCCAAAGAGAAAATCACAGCCGATTCTTCCGAACCAAAATCCATTGATCGGTTACGGGAACTTGGAATCCGGAACATTCACGGAGCCAGGAAGGGAAAGGATTCAATTTCAAACGGAATTGACTTCCTTCAGGATTTCAAGATATTCATCCATCCCAAATGCGTGAATCATATCACTGAAATTTCAAATTATTGCTGGGATAAGGACAAATCCGGAAAGCTCCTGAATAAACCAGTGGATGATTTTAACCATTTGATGGATGCTTTAAGATATGCCGTTGAACGATTCGTGAAAGGCGAAACGTTCAGCTTTGATTAAGGTGATGACATGAAAATTATTCCTGCCGGGGCGCTGATGATAAACCGGAGACGGGAAAAGATCCGGAAAGAAAATGATCCGGAAATTCACGGAATCATTGAATTCGTGTGCTTTATCAGAGCCAGACACGAAGTGAATGTTATATACACAATGCTGATTGAAATGAGGTGATTTTATGTTTCATCTGGATGCCACATTGGATGAGATTCAGACTCATGATCATATGATGACTGATAAAGAATTCCTGGAACGTGAAATCACCAGATTCAAAGTGTCTTCATTGCGGCGGGACATGCTGAACGGAAAGCGGTATTACGTGGTTATATCCGATGTACAACGAACATGGAGAATTCTGCTTTAAAACTCTCTATGGACATGAAATTGATCCGTTATGGAGGGACTCGGAGCATACCGAACTTGAAGGAGCTATTCGCTTATATCTGGTTCCGGTGTATGAACCGAACAAAGATATTAGGTTTGAAGAAAAGGTTGAAATCTTTGATGATTCCGGTATATGGTATTTCCATCTTGACGGGAATTCACTGGTTGCCGAAGAGCCGTTCCACCAAACTTATTTCATGGTGGATGATGAGGGCTACAATTGGGAAAAAATTCCACTGATACCATTTAAACGGGATGCCAATGAAACACCATTAATCAGATGTGTGAAGAGTCTTCAGGATGGACTGAATACGATTCTTTCCAATTTCCAAAATAACATGGAAGAGGATTCCAGGAATACAATTTTGATTTTGGTGAACTATGACGGTGAAAACCTTGGAATGTTTAGGCAGAATCTTGCTACTTACGGAGCAGTGAAAGTCAAAACAGTCGATGGTGCAGCCGGGGATCTGAAAACACTTCAGGTTGAAGTGAATGCAGAAAACTACAAAGCAATTCTTGAGATCTTCAAAAAGGCTATCATTGAAAATGCAATGGGTTATGATGCGAAGGATGATAGACTTTCCGGAAATCCAAACCAGATGAATATTCAGTCAATGTATTCTGACATTGATCTGGATGCAAACGAAATGGAAATGGAATTTCAGGCAGCGTTTGAGGAACTTCTATGGTTTGTGAAGTGTCATTTGAGTAATTCAGGAAATGGAGATTTCAGCAATGAAGAAGTTACCGTAATTTTTAATCGTGATATTCTGATCAATGAAACAGAGGTTATCACGAATATTCAGAACAGCACTGGCATCTTAAGCGATGAAACGTTAATATCCAATCATCCCTGGGTGGATGATCCTCAAGACGAAATCAAGAAGGTTAAGAAGCAGAACAAAGATTCTACTTATCCATCTTCATTCATTCATGATCATGATTCAGATGGTGATGATGAAGAATGAAAAATTCTGAATACTGGAAGCAGCGCTTTACACAGCTGGAAGAATCTTCACATCGAAAAACAGAAGACATGTTTGAAGTGATTGAAGATTCTTACATGGCAGCTCAGCAGCAGCTTGAAGCGGACATTTCAAAATGGTATACACGCTTTGCTGTGAATAACGGAATTACGATGATTGAAGCAAAGAAATTGCTGAACAGTCGTGATCTTAAAGAATTTCATTGGACGGTTCAGGACTATATAAAGCATGGTGAAGAAAACGGTGTTTCAGCTGACTGGTCAAAGGAACTGGAAAACGCTTCAGCCAGGTGGCATATAAACAAGTATGAAGCACTGCTGTATCAGATCCAGAACACAGTTGAACTGTTCTATGGTGGCCAAAATGATACACTGGATTCACATCTGAAAGATACTTACTTAGATCAATACAAGCACACGATTTTTGAAATTCAAAAGGGCGCTGGTGTTGCCTGGGATATTTCACAGCCGAATTTGAAAGCGCTGGAAACCGTCATCAAGAAGCCTTGGAATGTTGATCAACGGAATTTTTCGGAACGGATCTGGACAAACAAACAAGGCATGATAAATGAACTACATAAGCAGCTTACACAGAACCTGATGCTTGGAAGGAATATTGAAAAGTCGATTCAAACAATGATGGACAAATTCAATGTATCCAGATATCAGGCAGCCAGATTGCTTTACACAGAAAGCGCTTATATTCAATCTGTGGCACAGGAAGATGCATATAAGCAACTTGGAATCAAGCAGTATGAAATCGTTGCGACACTGGACGATAGAACTTCTGACATTTGCCGGGAACTGGATGGAACGATTTTCAATTTGGCTGATTACAATCCTGGTGAAACTGCTCCACCGTTTCATCCCTGGTGCAGATCTGTAACGGCACCATATTACAAAGATCTGGATGGAATCGGTGAACGTGCTGCAAGGGATCCAGATACAGGGAAAACCTACTACATCCCAAAAGAAACTACTTATAAAGAATGGGAAGCTTCTTTTGCTCCTATTCCAGTTCCTCCAGCACCAACACAAGCACAAACAACTACACAAACAAAGGATACAAAACAGTTCCATGAAATTACAGATCCGAAATTGATTCAGTTTGAAACTGCTGTTGGTAAGAAACTTCAAAGTGAAGGTGTTGCTTACCACAAGGTTGAAAAACATCAAGGATCCAGAACAGAGGAAGAAATCATTACTGCTCTTGGTGGTGGAGATCTGACAGAGGGTTCATGTGCTTCTTTGGCTTTTGCTTTTGCTGGAAATGAAGCCGGGTATGATGTGCTTGATTTCCGGGACGGCAAATCAAGGATGACATTTTCTCTTAAATCAAATTCTCTCGAAATAGCACAACTTCCTGGAATGGAAAGCTATATCACAACGGGGAAAAATGATATAAAAGCTGCGCATGAACTAATGAAAAATATGGTTATTGGAAAGAAATACTATATTGGAATTGGAAGTCATGCTAGTATCATTAAAAAGACTGATACAGGATATGAGTATCTTGAATTGCAATCATCTGTAAGCAATGGCTGGAAAATACTCAATGATGATGTTTTCAAGTGGCGATTTGCTTGTAAACAAAGAAGACGCTATGAACTGACAAGTAAGATGGTTGAAGTTGAATCCATGGGTAAGAATGAAGAGTTTATAAGATTGCTTGGATTCATCAACACACCTGAAAATGAACAGAAGAAGGGTTCTAAGGGAAATGTTAAATAATGTTGAATGGATAGAGGATCCTGAAACAGACGGTGAATTTCTGTTCACTTTTGACGGCAAAAAAATATTCAACCTGTTCCGGGATTATCCTTGGAATCTGACGAAGGAACAAAAGGAAATCTTTGATAAGAAAAATCCTGAATGGAAAGATTTTTTTGCTGACAGACAATGATTTTATCTCGGAACGTTCTATAAGAACAAAGTTGCAGTTCCTCATACTGTATCTTGAATTCCTCTTCAGTAAGTATTATTTAGAGGGTTGGTAATATTTACTGAAGCAAGAAGGAATTCTAACGTTCCATCCCTGTATTTTGAATTTGGACGCTTCAAAATACAGGTTGCTTATAATCCCATACGGGTTTATATAAATATTCGTTTCCTGACTACGATAAATCAGGCATTCAAAACCGGACTGAACCGGGGAACAAATGTGAATGGGAAAGGAATCAAAATGAAGAAAGATGAATTAATTAAGCTCGGACTGACTGAAGAACTTGCAGCTAAAGTTGAATCTGCTTCTGCTGAAGAACTAAAAGGGTTCATTCCAAAGGGCAGATTTGATGAAGTGAACAATGATTTGAAGACGGTGAAAGAATCTGTTTCCGAACGGGATAAACAGATTGAAGAACTGAAGAAATCTTCCGGTGATTCTGAAGCCTTGAAGAAGCAGATTGAAGAAATTCAAGCTGCGAATAAGAAGAAGGATGAAGAACATGCTGCTGAAATCCGAAATCTTAAAATTAATGCTGCGATTGATACCGCCTTGACAGAAGCCAAAGCTAAAAATCTAAAGGCTGCAAAAGCACTTCTGGACATGGATAAAATCAAGCTGGATGATAAAGGTGAGATTTCAGGATTGTCCGAACAGATAAAATCATTAACAGGTTCAAAAGAAACCGGATTCATGTTTGATTCAAAAGGAACTTTTAAGGGTGCAAAGCATGGTGAAGACGGACATGATGGAGGAGATAGAAAACCTGATTTTTCAAAAATGTCCTATGATGAACTTGCTCAGTATCTAACCGAAAATCCTGATACAAAACTTAACTAATGAAGAAAGGTGAATTAATATGGCAAATTCTAAGTTTGACAGCAAAAGCTTTAATGCAGAAGCTTTTAAGTACATTGTTGAGCGTGTACCAAATCTAAAGTTGAACAAGATTTTGAAGAGCAAAGCAATTGTTGGAAATCCTGATATCAGGGACGCTTTTAGCAGCCAGAACGGAACTGGTTATGCTCGGCTTGCTATGCGTGGTCTGCTTGACGGTCAGGCGATAAACTATGACGGTGAAACTGACATCACTGCTTCCAGCACCAAAACCTTTGAGCAGGGCGTTGTAGTAGTTGGTCGTGGTAAAGCATGGCAGGAACGTGATTTCAGCTATGATATTACTGGTGGAGTAGACTTCATGCAGAATATTGCTGAACAGGTCGCTGAATATTGGCAGGAAGTTGACGAAGGTCTGATTCTTTCTGTTCTGAAAGGCATTTTCAGCATGACTGGAACAAAGAATCTGGAGTTCGTCAATGGTCATACTCTTGACGTTCGTGATACTGGCACAGGTATGATTGGTGCTACTACTCTTAATAATGCGATTCAGAAAGCATCTGGTGATAATAAGGGTAAGTTTGCTCTTGTTTTCTGTCACTCCCAGATTGCAACGAATCTTGAAAATCTGAATCTGCTTACATTCCTGACTCAGACTGATAAAGATGGTCTTACCAGGGAAATCGGTCTTGGTGCCTGGAACGGTAAGCTGGTTGTTATTGATGATGACATGCCGGTTGAGAACGGGTATGTTGAATCCACATCTTCCGTTGCTGGTGCGCTTAAGGTTGTGGCATCCAGTGCTACAAGTGGTCAGATCAATCTTGCCGATGTGAAAGCTGCTGATTACTATCCGTCTGGTGTTGCAGCTAATGATTATGTACTTCCAGAAACCAGATATATTACTTATGTTCTCGGTGAAGGTATGCTTTACTTTGAGAATATCGGTGCAAAGGTTCCTTATGAAATGGCAAGGGATCCCAAAACCAAAGGTGGTATTGATCTACTGTATTCAAGGCAGCGGAAAGTATTTGCTCCTTATGGAATCAGCTATGAAAAGGCTTCTCAGGTTTCCAATTCTCCTGAAAATTCTGAGCTTGAAAATGGTTCCAACTGGACACTTGTCCATTCTGGTGAATCTGTAGCTGCTAACCGCTCTTATATCAATCATCGGGCTATTGCAATTGCTCGGATTATTTCTCTGGGTTAAAACAAAACGATTGAGGTGAAACATGAATATTGATGAAATTATTGAAAGCTATACAGAAACGGCTTCAAGCGTTACAAGTTTCGCTTCAACCGTTTTTTCCAATGTGGTAAATCTGCTTATCGAAATTGGCTATACGCCAAAGGATCATGATCTTTGGGTGTTGAATTTCGCTACTTCAAAGATTCATGAAGATATTCTGAATTCCACAAATCGGATTTCTGTTCCGGATGGTTTGATGTTTGCATCTGTTGGTCTGATAGTAGCTGAGATCCTTAGAATCAAGTTGGCGAACAGATCCATATCTGAAGAAGAATTGGGAAGTCTGAATTTCGAACCAGCTGTAAAAAAGCTGTCTGAAGGTGATACAACTATTGAGTGGAACACTGACAGTACAGATTCAGACGAACAGCGGATGATGAAATTTATTCAGGCGATGAATAACGCCAAACAGAAATTCATCACATACAGGTGTTTATCATGGTGACAACAGATATTCTTCAAAAGATGTGGACTGATATCTGTACGGTTTCAATACTGGAAGATTGTCTGGCCGAAAATCATTCTACACAGAAACGGGAAAGGGTTTTGTATCTGGGCATTCCCTGTAAGCTTTCCTTCTACAATTCCATGTCGGCGAATCCTGACAGCAGGAAGAATAAAACGGATGTTGCTTTTCAGACAAAACAGATGGTAAAGCTTTTTCTGTCAATTGATTACCATATTCCGAATGGATCCAGAATTGAAGTCACCAGAAATGATCGAACAATGCTTTATGGGTTTTCATCGGAACCAGAAGTGTTTACCAATCACCAGGAAATCTTACTGGAAAAGTGGGAAAAGTGGGTGTAGCATGGGAAGGTTTTCAATCAAGGTTGATACACATGAAATGGATGATTGGATTGCGAAAATCAACCAGCTTAACGGGATTGAACGAGAATCATTTTTCAATGACTGTACAAAAGAAACCGCTGGAAGACTGCTTGCCTTAGTCATTCCAAGAACGCCTGTTGGAAAATCCACAAAGTTCAAGGTCAAAGGTAAAGATGGAACAATGTCTGATTCCAGTCATTACGGGGGAACACTTCGGGGCGGTTGGTCCATTAATAATTGCCAGTTTGAAAGTGCAGCAAATCGTCATTCGGTAACCGTGATCAATCCTACAGAATATGCATCATATGTTGAATATGGTCACAGACAAACGCCAGGGCGATTTGTTCCAGCAATTGGAAAGCGCTTAAAGAAAAGCTGGGTGAAGGGACAATTCTTCCTTCAGAAATCTGAAAAGGCGCTTGAACCAGTGCTTCCCAAAATGGTTGAGGCGAAATTGAATCTGTACTTGAAGAGGGTGTTTTGATGAATAATGAGTGTGTGGACGGTGTGATTGAAAAGCTGTATGAAGCTTATCCGAACATTCCGATATATACCGAAGACATTGAACAGGATTTGGCAGAACCGTCTTTCATGGTTGATTTCACAGAATCTAAACAAGAACACAAATTCGATAAGCGGTATTACCGTTCAATGCTGATTAATGTTCATTACTTCCCTTCGAACCAGGGAAGTAACAGAGCTGAAATAAATTCAGTCTTCAATAAACTTTTTGAAATTCTTGAATTTATCAATATTGGTGAAAATCTGATTATGGGTAAGGATTTCGAAACGCATATTGAAGACGATGTAGGAATCTTTACTTGTAACTACGGGTTATATTTCCGCAGCATTCCGGAAATTAATCTGTTCGAAGATATTGAAAGCGAAGTGAAAGTAAATGCCTGAAAAGGTCGAAAAGGTTGAAAAGGTTGATACCTTTACTGGTAAGCAGATCATGGAGTCAAAGAAGTACAAGGATCGTATTGATCTAATGCATGCGCTTCTGGAACCGGACGGAACTTATACAGTGGAGCAGGTTGAAACAATGATCAAGAACTTTATGAAAGGAACGGTGAAGTAAATGGCACTTGGCGGTGGAACGTTTATTTCCGAAAACAAGAAACTTCCTGGAAGTTATATTAACTTCATTTCCCTGGCAGCTGCATCTGCAACACTGTCAGATCGTGGCATTGCTGCAATGGGCCTAACGCTTGATTGGGGTCCGGACAACGAAATTATGGTAATCACCAAAGGTGATTTGGAAAAGAATTCCATCAAGTACTTTGGTTATGATTACACACATGCAAAGCTGAAGGGTATTCGTGATCTGTTCAAGAACATTCATACGCTGTATGCGTACAAGGTGAACAGTTCTTCCAGTGGCAAAGCAACAAACACCTATGCAACGGCGATTAATTCCGGTATTCGTGGCAATGATATTAAGATTGTCATTGCAAAGAATGTTGATGACAATACAAAGTGGGATGTATCCACTTACTTTGATAATACACTGGTTGAAACGCAAACTGTTGCAAGTGCCACAAACCTGGTTGCGAATGATTTTGTAACCTTCAAAGCAGATGCAACACTTGCAGCTACAGCTGGTAGTGCACTTACGGGTGGTACAACTGCTGCTGCAACTGGTGCAAATCACCAGGCATTCATCGAAGCGGTTGAATCTTATGCATTCAATGCCATTGGCTGCATTTCTGACGAACGCGCTTCTGGTGCACCTGCGATTAATGCGCTGTATGCATCTTTCTGTACTAGAATGCGTGATACCGTGGGTAAGAAGTTCCAGGCGGTGCTTTTCAATTATCCTGGCAATCATGAAGGTATCGTAAACGTCAATAATGAAGTTACTGATTCCGGTGAATCCGGGGCATCGTTGGTATATTGGGTAACTGGTGTTATTGCTGGTACTGCTATTAATGCATCTGCATTGAATAAACTGTACGATGGTGAATTTACTGTTGACACGGATTACACGCAGTCTGAACTTGAGTCCTGTCTTGATAGTGGCAAATTCACACTTCATCGTGTCGGAACTGATATCCGGGTACTTGGTGATATTAACAGCCTTGTTGATACTACAGCGGACAAGGGTGATATCTTCAAAGAGAACCAGACCATTCGTGTTATTGATACGATTGCGAACGATATTGCTAATATCTTTAATACAAAGTATCTTGGCAAGGTTCCGAATGATGCATCTGGCAGAATTTCTTTGTGGGCTGATATTGTTAAGCATCATAGAGAACTTGAACGTATTCGGGCAATTGAAAACTTTGACGAAAATGCAGTCACTGTTGAACAGGGAGCCACAAAGCGGTCTGTTCGTGTGGATGATGCTGTCACCATTGTTAACGCCATGGCACAGCTGTATATGACTTGTGTCATTGACTAATTAGGAAAGGGGATAATCGGTTATGGCAAATCAGATCATGCGGGCGCAGGATGCTGTTTCTGCGCGTTTGGCTGAATGCTTTGTAACGATTGAAGGAATCCGTTACAATTTCATGCAGATGATCAACTTTGAAGCCACATTCGAAAAGAATAAGATTGAAGTTCCGATTCTTGGCAAGACTGGTTACGGTAATAAAGCTGGCGGTTGGTCTGGTACTTTCTCCGGAACTGCACACTATAACCAGTCAATTCTTCGGGAACTGCTTCTGCGTTACAAGAATACTGGTGAAGATGTTTACTTCGAAATTCAGGTAACAAACGAAGATCCTACAGCAGCTGTCGGGAGACAGACTATCGTCCTTTTGGACTGCAATCTTGACAATGGTGCACTTGTCAAATTTGACGCTGACGGGGAATACCTGGATGAAGATATCGAAGGTACCTTCGAAGACTTCACGATGCCTGAAACCTTTACTGTACTTTCTGGTATGCAGTAAAAAATATAACTAATTCCCATGATTTTTATCAGGGGAATCTTTATTTTTGAAAAGAAAGAAGGGTTATCTAATGTCAGATTTTTCCATGTTTATGAAGAAGAATAAGAAGGTTCGCGAGAACACATTCTATCCTGCCACAAAATCATTTGTTGATGAAAACGGCGAGCCGTTGCTTTGGGAAATTCGGCCGATTACGACTGATGAAGATCAAAGGATGCAGATGGAATGTACAAAAGAAGTTCCGATTCCTGGAAAGCGCAATCAGTTCAGGCAGCGTTTGGATCCCAGTGCTTATCTGGCGAAACAGGCGGTTGCAGCGATTGTCTATCCAAATTTGCATGATGCGGCGTTGCAGGATTCCTATGGTGTGAAAACCGCTGAAGATCTGTTAAAAGCGATGATTGATAATCCTTCTGAATATTCGGATCTGGTTGCATATATCCGGGAACAGAGTGGATTTGAAGCTGAAATGTCGGACGAGGTCGAGGAAGCAAAAAACTGATTGAGGAAGGAGATACGGAGGCAAACTATGCTTATTACTGTTTACATAAGTTTAGTATGCTTCCGTCTACCTTCCTTAACTTGGATATCCAGGAAAAAGCTTTCATCATTGCCTGCATTGATCTGAAAACAGAATCTGATAAAAAAGCGTTGAAAGTGAAAAAAGGGAGAAGGGCGGGTTAATGCATGGCCACAATCCAAAGTACAATCACACTGATTGATAATGTGTCCAGTGTGCTTAGTAATATATCAACCAATATCGGGAATACCAGGAATGATTTGCAGGATCTGGAAACATCTGCTGGAAATGCACAACGTGAAATTGACAGCATTAATCTTGGCCAGTGGGGTCAAAATGTAACTGAAGCTGGAAAGCAAATATCCGGGATCGGAACGCAGATGGTGATGGGTATAACGGCCCCACTGGTTGCGTTTGGCACAAAAGCCTGGAAGACAGCAGCAGATTATGAACAGGCATTTACTGGTGTTCGGAAAACCACCGAATTGACAGAAGCTGAAGCGTCTGAGCTTTACGCTGGGCTTATAGATCTTAGCACTAAAACACCAACTGATTTTGTTGCGCTTTCTGGTATTGCTGAAATTGCTGGTCAGCTTGGTGTTGCCAAAGATGAACTGCTTGATTTTGTTCAGACGTATGACATGCTACAAGTATCTACCAATATCCAGGGTGAAGAAGGGGCAGCTGCCATTGCGCAATTCCTGAACATCACTGAACACGGAACACAGAACATTGACAGATTCGGGTCAGCGATAGTTGATCTGGGAAACAATTTTGCCACAACTGAAAAAGACATTTTGGAAACAGCAACACGTCTTGCGTCTACTGCTGAATTGGCTGGTTTGTCTACGCCTGAAATTCTGGCACTTTCAACCGCAATATCTTCCATGGGTATCAATGCTGAAGCTGGTGGTTCTGCTGCTGGTAAGCTGATGAAGAAAATGTCCCTGGCCTCCGAGGTCGGCGTTGATAAATGGGGAACACTTTTGGATGGTGCTACCAGGTTCTTTGATGGAATGAAATTCTCTAATATTCATGATGTTCAAACTGTTCTTGACGGACTAAAGTCTGCTGATGTTGCTGATTTTGCGAAGTCAATGAATATGACAAAAGATGAACTGTCAAATGCTATGTCCATGGCCCAGGACATGGAATATTTCACGCAACTGATGGGTAAATCTGCTGATCAATTCAGGCAAGATTGGTCTAATAATCCTGCCCAGTCTATGCTTGAATTTTTTGATTCCTTAAGTCGTTTGGATGCATCTGGACAGCAAAGTGCATTGTCTTATCTGAATGATATGGGAATCACTGAAATCAGGCTTTCAAACCTGGTACAGGCATTAACCAGCAATCCACAACTTTTCAGTGAAGCAATAGCAATTGCATATGAATCATACGCTCAGAATCAGGCATTGGTTGATGAAGCAACGAAATTCTATGAAACGCAAAATTCGCAGATTGAAATGAAAGCGAACGAATTCAATAATGCTGTTGCGGATCTGGGATCAAATGTACAACAGGCAGTACAACCAGCAATTGACGCGCTTGGTGATCTGCTTGCAAAGTGGAACAGCTTATCAGAAGCTGATCAAGATAGCATTGTTTCAAATTTCATGATCTTCGCAGAAGCGGGCGTGATTGTTCTTGCTATCGGAAAAACGGTTGAAGCTATTGGAAACATTGCCACTGCTTTACATGGTGTTAATGCAATTTTACGCCAGATTCCAGGAAAGTTTAACGGTATTCTGGATTCCATTACATCGCTGAATTCCGAAACCATTTTAAGCGGTTTAACCAGTGTGCTCAGCAATCCGGTAACCTGGGGTTTGGTTGCTGGCATTGGCGTTTATCTTCTGATTGATACCATCAACAACATAAAATCAGCAGCCGAAAATACAGCTGATGCACTATCAAATATTAAAATCAATATTGATCAAGAATCATTGAATACTGCAATCAGCCAGATTCAGCAGTTACGGGATGAAGCACGAACACTTTCAAACATGGATCTGGATTTGAAGTATCAATCAATTTCTGATGCTACAAAACTTGGGTTTGGCAACCAGGACATGTTTAATCAGTCACTGTTCTATGAATCTGAAATTGCGAACAGAAACATTTCCGATATCGCACAAAATTATGGTTCCAAGCTTGCTGATCTGAACAGGCAAATTGCAGCTGCTGCCAGTTCTGGTGATATGGCATTGGCTGAACAGCTGCATAATCAATACGGCGAAACTTATAAGCAGATGGAAGCTGAAACGAATGCAGCCAAAGCACAATATTCCGCACAAATCAGTGCACTTTTCAATGGCATGGCCCAGCAATATCCAGAACAGGCGCAACAGCTTACAAACGCAATTCAGGGGTATTCATTCTTAAAATCCCTTGGTGATCTGGACGAACTACCTGACAGGATCCAGGCGGATAATGATAGAATCGCTGAAGCTTTCAGTGCTGGAAGCATAACAGAACAGCAGTTTAACACGTTGACAGAAGCGAATAATATCAAGCTGAATGATGTAACAAAAAAAGTTTATGGTTTAGCATACAGTTTGGGTTATTTCGGGGATGAAATTAAATCCTTGGATGAACTGAACAATATGATTGATACTGGTACTTTTGCCCCTGCCTGGAACGGATATTTGCGCGACACGGTTATGAACAATGCAATAACTGAAATTAAAGAAGCTGGTGAAGGTCTGCAAGACAATCCGATTCTGTCAAACCTTCTTGGTCAGATCTTCAATGATCCATCTATCTATGAAAACCTGGATGTATCACAGCTTGATGGTGCTTTGATGGGTGCACTACAGACACTTGATATTGCGAATGCCATGAATCAGGCACTTGAAAATGACGGTTCCATTCTGGAATTTGGAAAATACCTGACACAGGGTCTTGGCCAGGGTATCGTTGAAAGTACAAGTGAAATGGAAGCACCAATTAACACACTTCGGGATGATACGCTGAATTTCCTGAAAGCAGCTTTCATCATTGGATCGCCATCACAGCTATTTGCAGAACAGGGTATTTATCTGATCCAGGGTCTTGCACAAGGTATCACTGAAAACCTGATGCTGATGTACGAGCCAATCATGCTGCTTAAAGAAGCTGTATTAATGTATATGGCTGAAGCTTTCCAGATGGCACCTTCCCAAATTATGGCAGAACAGGGTATGTACATTGATATGGGTCTGGCACAAGGCATTACAACCTTCCAGACGGCTGTTATCACTGCCATGAACCAGATGGTACAGCGGATGATAGAAATCATGCGCCAAGGTGCACTACAGACAGTTCAAACCGCACAAAGCATCTTGTCTTTCAGTGCCGGATATGATATCGGTTATAACCTGTGTGCTGGTATCGCTGAAGGTATACGGGCAGGAACAGCAGAAGCGGTGGCAGCAGCCAGGGCTATGGCAAGTGCGGTAAATGCAGCAGCTAGGGTCAGCTTTGGTGTTCATTCACCTTCCACTGTGTTCTATGAAATCGGCGAATTTATTGATGAAGGCCTGGCGCTTGGTATTAATGCACACGGGTATTCGATCCGGGCCATTCAGAAGACGGCTGATAATGCAATCAAGCAGTACACGGATAACCTGACGAAATGGTCAAACATTGACTACTTCGCTGGTGTGGAAAACCGTGAATTCTCTATTCATGATGACGCTGAATATTCATTGTCTGATGCAGACATTAAGAACATGCGAGAACTGGCAGAAAGGGAAGTAATTAATGAATTTACCACTGCTGAAGTGCATGTTGAATTTACTGCCAATAACAACATTTCGTCTGATCTGGACATTGATGAAGTAGTTGCCGAACTGGAAAACAGGGTTAGTGAAAGACTAGAAATGTGTGCTGAAGGTGTGTATATCTAATGACAAATGGCTATGATATTTACCTTGGAAAGGTGTTACTTCCGGTAACACCTTCCAAGATTCAAACAAAAATCAATAACCGGAATGAATCGGTTAAACTGATCAATGAATCTGAAGTATCGCTGCTTAAGCTTCCAGGTTTGACAGAATATTCGTTCACAGCAATGATTCCAAACGTGAAATATCCTTTTGCGAAATACAACGGCGATTTTGTAAACGCCAGTATCTATCTGGATTACTTTGAATATCTGAAAATGAATATGCTGCCTTTCCAGATGGTGATTTCAAGGCTGCTTCCATCATATAAGCTTTTGTTTGATACAAATGTAACGGTTACGCTGGAAGACTATAAGATTACAGAAGATGCCAAAAAGGGTTTTGATCTGGATGTGGATATAAAGCTTAAGCAGTATAAATATTACGGAACGAAAACTTTTGAAACTGAACTGCTTGCAGAAGGTGCACCAGTAATTTTGAACGAAACCAGACAGATCATAACCATACCAGCAGCCGAAAACCATAATGTGGGTGATGTATCTGGATTCCATGGGAACATTGAACCTGGATCAAGTAAGAAAGGATCCAGTGCACAAGCTGAAAATCCCATTGCCAAAGTCACAATCATTTCCCGAACTGAAGGAATGAAATATAATGGTGCGGTGTATCGAAACTGTTAAGGCGGTGAATTATTTATGAATCTTCAATTGATGATTCAAAATGGATACAAGGTTTTTTATCCTGATGTGGAAGAAGATTTAACCTGGAAGACGGAAAGAAAAGGTGTTCCAGGGAAACTGTCTTTTTCCTGTATCCTTGATGATGCACTGCATGTTATTGAAGAAGGTAATTCGGTTAAACTGGTTGTGGATGATACGCCGATGTTTTACGGTTTTGTATTTTCGAAATCACGAACAAAACAACGTAAAATCAAAATGGTGGCATATGATCAATTCCGGTATCTGAAGAATAAAGACACATACGTTTTTGAAGCTGGCAGGGCTGATGAAAACATCAAAATGATCTGTGATGATTACGGAATCAGATATAATCCCTTGACAAATACCGGATGGGTTATTCCAAGCAGAATTGAAGAAAACAGCTGCCTGATTGATATTATGCAGACAGCACTTAATATCACGACAACAAACAGCAAAAAGCTTTATGTCCTGTATGATAATGTTGGAAGATTGGAACTGAAAGCTGCTACAGATATGAAGGTAAACATTTTATTGGATGCCAGTACAGCAGAAGATTACAGTTACCAAACCAGTATTGATTCAAATACGTATAACCGGATAAAGCTTGTATATGATGATAAGTCAGGAACCAGGCAGATTTTCATTGCTGAAGACAAAGGAGGAACAATGCAGAAGTGGGGTACATTACAGTATTATGAGGGTATCACTGATATAACCAGTGCACAGAACGAAGCGGACATGCTTTTGCAACTGTATAACATTCGTCACAAGTCGTTGAAATTTACTGGCGTGATTGGTGACAAATCCGTTCGGGCTGGTTCCGTGATCATGACATATATTGATCTGGGTGATTCCAGAATCAATAATTACATGCTGGTGGAATCCTGTACACACCATTTCAAGCATAATAAGCATACAATGGATCTGACAGTAAGGGGTGGTGAATTCGTTTAATGGACTTAGCGGAATCAATGAAAATCGCTGCACTTGAAGCAGTAGATGCCACAAAACCAGTTCAAATTTGCTTTGGTGTGGTGCTGAAAGAAGATCCATTACAAATTATCCTGGATCAAAAGCTGATCCTGGATAAAAATCATCTGATCCTTACCAGAAACGTTGTCACATATAATGTTTATGTGGAATATTATTGGGAAACTGAAATAGCGCTATATACCGCACATGTCCATAAAGTAAAAGCTGAGAAAATCGTAAATGATGCTATGTCACCTGATAGTCTTGGATTGGTGCATCCACCTAATACAGATATTTCAACTGAAGGAACGGAATTGGATCATACACATGAAATTGGCGGTAGAAAAATAATACGACTTTTCCACCAACTATACAAAGGTGATCGGGTTGTTCTTATCAGAGTACAGGGTGGACAAAAGTATATCGTAATGGATAAGGTAGGTGAATCATAATGGCTTTGGCTCCTGAACAGGATAATTTTTTGTCTGATGAATTTGAAATAAAGATTTTTCCTACCAAAACATATAAGATGCATTTCGAAGATGATGAAGCACAATCCAGAATATACGGTTTCACAGATGAAAAAGATGCGATGAAACAAGCCATTTATTTGGCATTGAATACGGAACGGTTTGAATATCCTGCTTATTCTGATAATTATGGTTTTGAAAGCAGACCATTGATTGGAATGCCAATGTCCTATGTGCTGCCAGAATTGAAAAGGTTAATTACAGAATGTTTAACCTGGGATTCACGAATAGACTCGGTTGATAACTTTTATTTTGATGTGAAGAAATCAACGGTTAAGGTAAAATTCACTGCACATACCATTTACGGGGATATGTACGCAGAAAAGGAAGTGAATGTTTGATGTTTGAAGACTATACATATTCCGCGATTATGCAGCGTCTTATATCACATTTTCCTGATGATCTTGATAAGCGCGAAGGTTCCGTTATCTGGGATTCATGTGCTGCTGCAGCGCTTGAACTGGAAGTGGCATATAAAGCATTGGAATTTGGAATCACAAATACTTTTGCTATATACGCAAATCGGGAATTCCTGATTCTTCGGGCTGCTGAACGTGGAATTTCTCCATATTCTGCAACATGTGCAGTTATCAAAGGTGAATTCACACCGACAAATATTGACGTGATCGGGCAGCGCTTCAACCTGAATAAGCTGAATTACGTTGTAACCGAAAAAATATCTAATGGAGTCTACAAGCTGGAATGCGAAACCGCTGGTTCCGTTGGTGGTGAAAAAATGGGAACCATGATTCCAATTGAATATGTGGATGGACTGGAAACCGCAACAGCAACAGAATGTCTGATCCCTGGTGAAGATGAAGAAGAAACTGAACATTTACGTACAAGATATCTGGCAAGCTTTACGGAAAATCCATTCGCAGGAAATATCCGGGGCTATATTGACTTCACTAATTCAATCAGTGGCGTTGGTGCTACAAGGGTAATTCCGATATGGTACGGGCCTGGAACTGTCAAAGTGCTTATTCTTGACAGCAATTACAATATACCATCTTCCACACTGATCCAGACGGTACAGACTGAAATTGATCCAAACAAAGATGGTATGGGTGAAGGGCTTGCGCCTATAGGTCATAAAGTTACTGTTGCCAGTCCTTCATCTGTTACATGTAACATTAATGCCAATTTTGAATTTCAAACAGGGTATAATTTTGAAACCTTGCAATCTGAAATTGAAGAAGTGATTGGTGATTATCTGCTTGAACTTCGGGCTGATTGGGGGAATCATCTTCACAATTATCCAACCATAGTAAGAATATCACAGATCGAAACCAGGGTACTTCAAATAACCGGGATCGTTGATATTAATGGAACATCCATCAATGAAAATCAGGCAAATCTATCATTTACACATGATGAAGTTCCAGTATTGGGAAGTGTGACAAATGGCTGATAGAGCAGTAAATTTGTGGGAGTACTTACCGCCTTTTTTGAAACAATTCCGTGAACTGGACATGCTGCTTGAATCAGAACAGATCGAATTACAGACACTGGTTGATAATGTAAAAAAAGTATCAATTGAACCTTTCATCCTGACGGCTGATGAAGATGGAATCAAGATCTATGAAAAAATGATGGGTTTGTACCCTGAAGAGGGGGAAGATCTGGAAGCCAGAAGATTAAAAATTTTTTCGTTGTGGTACGATAGTACACCATATACCATATACAATCTTCGAAATCTTATCATCTCAATTCAGGGAAACGATAATATATCCATTTATCTGGATTCAGTGATTCCGTATAAGCTGAATATCGAAATCAATATGGAAAAAGCTGGAATGCTTTCGGCGCTTGATAAAATAATCACAGGCAGCGTATTTCTGACGGATGATGTGAATATTGATGTGTCTTCCAGTCTGGAAGAAAAAGCAGCGGTAGGATTTGGAATCACAGGGGTTGTGGAATTAACCGATAACTTTCAATCACTGACGTGATTTTAAACATAGCAGTGTTGAAATAAATAGCAAAAATGAAAGGAAATGACTATGGAATTAAGTACATTCGTTATTACAGCCAAAGGACAAGCATTAATGGCGAAGATTCTTCAGGGTACATGTACCGGGGAATTTACGGCTGTTAAGCTTTCCAGTACAGCTTACACGCAGGAACAGCTTGAAGCATTGACTGCGTTGACAAATGTCAAACAGACAGCAGCTATTACACGAAACGAGATTGTCAGCAATACGCACATCCAAATTGAAGCAGCATGTGATAATACCAGTATCAGAACCGGATATACAATCAACACTATTGGTCTGTACGCAACAGATCCGGATGAAGGCGAAATCCTGTATGCTGTATCCAGGGCAACAACTGCCGGGTATATGCCTGCATACAATTTCATCACTGTTTCCGGTGCAAGCTTTAAGTTTGTAATATCCGTTGGAAATTCTTCTGCCGTAACTGTGGTTGTGGATCCTGCCGGATATGCTTCCATGAACGATATTGTGCGTTTGGAAGGTGATATTGAAGATATTAATACCAATATTGATGAAGTGAAAGCCTATATTGGTATGGTTGATGATGAAATCTATGGTGTTGAAGTGGATTTCATAAACCGCACATTCAAACGTCTTGGTGGTGCTGTTGGGAAGACTGGCGGTTCAGACTTTGATGATATTGATCCCTGGAAGCGTAAACGCTGCATTGTAACAGATGATGGTGTGATTCTTGATTACTACTTCAATGGTAATGTGGAATGGACTGAATCAGGTGCTTTGACAAGGTCAATTACCATTGGTGAAGATGAATCGGCGGTTACATATCCTGTTGGAACAAAGGTTCAGGTGATGGTGTATCAGCCGAAATTCTATTACAAGGTCGTTCCAATTGTGACGGACAAGATCCAGAATGGTAAAGGTTCCCACCTTCGGAAAGCCAGATACTACATTTCACCTGTCATGCGGGCCGGGTTTAAACTTCATCCTGCTTTCAAGTACAACGGAATCGAACAGGAATACATACTGTTAAGTGCGTATGAAGGTTCGTTATATGATGTATCTGCAAGCGCCTACATATCAAACGATGATCAAGTTGCAGATTTTACGGTATCCACTGGTGACCAACTTTCTTCTATCAACAATGCTAAACCGTGTTCCGGACTTACGCAGAATTTGACAAGGGCAAATGCCAGGATTTTGGCTTCTAATCGTGGCGATGGTTGGATGCTACAGGATGTAAATAAAGTATCTGCTTCCCAGCTTCTTTTTCTGATCGAGTATGCAAGTTTCAATTCACAGAATAAGATTGGCGCTGGACATACAACGACAACAGATGACGGTGCTTCTAACATGTCATATAAGACGGGCATTACTGAAGATTATGGTGATAAATCTGGACAATATGTATTGGTCAACCGGACAACTGGTGTTGAAGAATGCCTTGGTGTTACATATCGCGGTGAAGAAAATTTGTGGGGAAATATCTGGAAGTGGATTGATGGAATCAATATTAAATCGCTTGGTGATTCGCTTCCGCAGGATCTGTTTATTGCAGATCATGGTTTTGCGGAATCCACATATTCCGGGGCATATGTGGATGCAGGATTCAGTGTAGCTGCTGTCAACGGTTATGTTAATGCAATGGGCTATTCAGAAGAATATGATTATCTTTTTATCCCTTCTGAAACCGGAAATGGTGCTAATAGTTCACTTCCTGTTGGAGATAATTTCTGGTGCAATAGTGCAACTGCTGGTGACAGGGTTGCTTGGTTGGGCGCGTCTTGGTATAGTGGTTTGACTGCCGGGTTGTTCTACTGGGCTGTGGGTAACGCTCCTTCGCATCGTACTCGGTATATCGGCGGTCGGCTGGCGTATGTGCCTAAAACGGCTTAATCTGATTCAATAATGGTAATTTTCTGCGCTGTAATCTGTGGGATGCAGAGCGGATTTTATAGGTGATTCCATTGAACACGTTGAATCAGGGTGTTAACACAAAACCAATTTGATTTGGTTTAGGTTGCTAAATTGGGCACGAATTGGAATAATGGTTTGAATACCAGGTTGTTCAACTGGAATGTGAATAACACTCCTTCGAATCGTAATCGGAATATCAGCAGTCAGCTAGCGAATGTGGGTTGTTATTATGATATGTTTATATCATAATAACTATCTGGCAAAGATGGAAAAACCTTACCACTTGGTAAAACATAACAACAAATCGGACTGTGTTGGTAACTGTACGCAATACATTGTGTTGTGTATTTGTGAAGGCTTGGTGCACATCCCACATACCGACAACAAAAAAACGTTTATATAGTAAGATCATGAAAGCATATTCAGGACTATGGGATAAAATCACATCCAAAGAAAATCTTCTTTTAGCACACAGAAACGCAAGGAAAGGAAAAGGATGGTATGAAGAAGTAAAGATTGTAAATGCGGATATCAAGAATGGTGGATCCATGATTGACGATTTACAAAAATCACTGATCAACCATACCTATAAAACATCCAAATATAAGAAGCAACGGCGCAAGGAAGGGAAGAAAATCCGGGATCTGTATAAGCTACCATATTATCCAGATCGAATCGGACAATGGGCGGTTATACAGGTAATCGAACCGATAATGATAAAGAATCTAATCTTTGATACGTATTCAGCAATTCCAAAACGTGGAATACATCGTGGATTAAACAGGGTTAAACAGGCAATGTACAATGACATAAAAGGTTGTCAGTACTGCCTGAAAATTGATGCTGCCCATTATTACCAGTCAATTAATCACGAAATCTTGAAAGACAAATTCAGAAGAATATTCAAGGATGAAGATCTTGTTTGGTTTATTGATGAAGTAATTGATTCAATTTGTACAGCTACTGATGAAGATCTGGAACGGTTATCAAAGCTGAAACCGATTGATAGATCTATCCTGACAAGATTCATCCGTGGTCGGAATGAAACACCTGAAGAACGTGAACAGCGATATCTGAATTCCGGAATTGGTCTTCCAATTGGAAACTACTTCAGCCAGTACGGCGGTAATTTCTATTTCTCGGAATTTGATCATTTTGTGAAAGAAGAACTGCACGTAAAGTATTATTACAGGTACATGGATGATATTGTTTTTCTGGCCGATACAAAAGAAAGATTATGGTGGATTCTGAAGCAGGCGGATCAATTCTTTCAAACCAGATTAAGAATAACTATCAAAGATAATTATCAGATTTTTCCTTCATACGTTCGTGGTGTTGATTTTCTGGGATTCAGGGTATTTTGTGGGTTTACGCTTCTGCGAAAATCAACCTGTCTTGGATACAAAAGAAAGGTTTCAAGGATAAAGCGGAAACCTGTCATGAATTATTCTGATTTCTGTTCATTAAATTCTTATAAAGGATGGTTGAAATCCTGTGATTCTGACAGATTGCAAAAGAAGTATGGATATGCTTTGGAACATGATAAACGAATGTACAAACTACATAATCTTAAGAGGTGTGTAAAATGATTAATTTCGGAAAAACACAAAGTCAGTATTCACCTGATCCTGTTCAGGTTCTGGAAACCAGTGTCTTGGTTTCGAAGAACATTCGGGAAATTGAAGTGACTGACGAAACCGGAACACGAACGGAATTTGAATTCATCCTGATTCAGTATGAAAAAGATGAATATATTAAGTTGATGGATGAAAAAAACGCTGAACTTGAACAATCCTTAACGGATACACAGCTTGCGCTTTGTGACGTTTATGAATTGATTGGGGGCTGATTCAAATGGCAAAGATTTATGCAGAACTGATCATGAAAGGGCTTAAGACGCTTGAGGATGTACCGGAAAGAATTCGTGAAGAAGTTCGTAGAATTCTTGAAGAAAATTGAATTATTCATTGAATTTTTGAAAGGTGGTCTTGATATGGCGATTATTTATACGACACTGATTATCAAAGGGTACAAGAAATTTTCTGATGTGCCGAACAGCTTGAAAGACAAGGTACGGGAAATTCTGGAACAGCTTGATTGTGCTGATCTGATCTTGGATTAATTCAATTCTGGGAAAAGAATGGATTGATGATTATGAATGCACAATTAACAATTCTGATTTCAGCATTATCAGTATCCGTTGCATTGTATTTTGGTCTGAAAGGATCCAAGCGAACGGAAAGGCAGGATGCCAGGAACGAAGCAGCCGAAATGACAACTGTTATTGTAAAGCTGGAATACATTGGGAACGGAATTAACGAAATCAAAACTGATATGCGGGGAATCAAGGGTGATATTACCGATTTACAGGGACGTATGATTCGAGTGGAACAATCGGTAAAATCAGCACATCACAGGTTGGATAGTATGGAAGGAAAGGTGTATGATGATGATGGCAAAGATTAATGGTAGATGGTTTCAGGCTGCTGTCGTTCGGGCAATCAAGACAGCTGCACAGACTGCACTAACTATGATTACAGTTGGTCAGGCATTTTTTGAAATCAACTGGGTTAATGTGCTGTCCGTTTCCGGGGTAAGCGCTGTTTACAGTATTATTACTTCCCTGGCAGGACTTCCAGAAGTTGACGAATAACGGGAAAAGGGAAGGGAAACCTTCCCTTTATTTTTGTTTTGAGGTGATTTAATGATAAAAGCACAAGATGCGATTGATATCGGCAGATCCTTACTTGGAACGCCATATAAAACATATGATTGTATCAATCTTCAAAAGAAGATAATCAGAACCGCGCCTGGTGGAAAGCCAGGATATACGACAGCTGGAACAAACAGTTTGTGGAGATCAAACGATTTGACGAATAAGCGCGAAGGAATCAAAGACGCAAAACCGGGTGAATTTGTCTTCAAATGGCGGTCAGGTGATACAGACAAGTATCATGACGGTAAAGGTGATTTCCATCACATTGGCTTGGTAACTGAAAGAAAAACTGTCATTCATTCTTCCAGTGTAGAAAAGTACGATGGGAAAATTGTTCCTGGTGGTGTTGGTGCGATAGAAACACCTTTAGATTCCAAATGGTCACATACAGCTACACACAAGCTGATCCAGCCATTGCAATCAGCTGAATCAATTGAACAGAGGATGGATTATCATATGATTGAAAAGATGAAAGTAATCACCGATAAAGATCCTTTAAATGTTCGGGATGAACCTTCTAAGGATGGACGCATAATCTCAAAGATTCCCAAGGATACAATCGTTGAATCCATGGCAAAAGCTGGAAGCTGGGAATATGTTCGGTATAATGACATTCAAGGATATGTTTCCGCACAATACTTAATGGAATGGTACGATGATTCAAACCAGGATTCACTTATACCTGTCGATGAATATACAAATGTGGTTGTGGATGCGAAGGGAAACATTTATTGTATATTTGCACCTTTCACAATTTATGAGAAAAGTCAATACACTTTAAATGATTGATTGTGTTACTAACCTGTTACTTACTTGTTACTAACGCGACTGGAATAGTGTGGTTTAAGACGGTTGAATTCCTTGAATTTGCGTGAATTTAGCGCTATTCTGAACAAATTTCGACTTGGGATAAAGTCATAATAGAAAGCCAGAAGCCTTTATTTATAGGGCTTCTGGCTTTTTCTTGTTACTAATGCGTGACTAATTCAATCTCAGTAATCAATCAGTTCAATTGTTTCCTTCAAATCTTCAATCGTTTTGTGCGTGTAGACGCGAAGACCAACGTCTTTTGTCTTGTGTCCAAGGATCATATCAACACATTTTTTATTGGCTTTCTTATCATCAAGACGTGTCCTAAGAGTGTGCCGGGCATCATGTGGAACGTGGGTAAATCCAAGCTGGGAAAGAAACGGTTTGAAATGTTCGTTCCGGTAGGTTCCGTCTGATATTTGCTTTCCATCCTTGTATCTGATCAAATACTTTTGATCCTTATCATAAAGTTCTTCAATCAGTGGAAGTATCTTGTGGTGAATCGGGACAACACGGTTCTTTCCAGCGGCTGTTTTCTTTCCGCCTTTGATAGTTCCTTCTTTCAGATCCACATCTTCGATAAGCAGTGATCTGAATTCCGCGATACGCCATCCCATGTAAAGCAGAATCAAAACGGTGTTCCGGTCAAAGCTTGGCTCCTGTTTCCAAATAATCGCAATTTCTTCATCCGTGAATGGAACCTTTTCGTTTTTCGTTTCATACGACGGGGCGTGAACCAGATCTGCATAGCGTTTAATTGGAACATCCAATTCAACGGCGTAATCATCCAGATGCTTCCATAGGGATCGGATGGTTCCCTTGCCAGATGCACCAAACGGATATGTATCAATACATTCTTGCATATGTGCAGCTTTGATTTCCCTGTACTTCATATCCTTCAGCTTGGAAATGTATTTCCAGCTGCTTTTAAGGTTCTTCTGGGTGTTGGCAGCCATTTGTGACAGCTTCTTTTCAACCCAAAGATCATGAAGCTGATCCAGCGTAATGGATGCCTGATCAATGTCGTATGGATCATGATTGAAATCAGCCAGGGCTTTCATACCCTCTTCCCGGGTTTTGAAGTATCCAATAACCTGATAGATTGGATATCCCTTCCCATTGAATCCGGTTGTCTTCCGAACAACAAAAGGCTTTCGACGATTCCCTGACAGCTTTACAACTGATCCATAACCGTTCGGATTCTTCATAATTTTGCCTTTCTATCTGTAACCACATCTGTAATCAGAACAGATAAGAAGTGTAACAGTTACACATGAAAGAGGTGAAACATATAAAAAGAATATATAGAAATAAAGAACCGTATCTGTAATTGTTACCTGTAAGAGAGGTTAGATATGACTAACAAAGAATTTTGATCTTGGAAATAGATTTAGCGGTTTTCTCGGATTCCGTCTTTTAGTTAGACACGGAAACGACAATCAAAATGACGATGATTACGGCGATGATAATTGAAATCGTTTTATTCATGGAAATTACCTCAAAATCTTTCGAATTTGGTGGGTGTAGATGTTCGCTTGATAGAATCCCTTCCTAAAGCATGGAAACGAATTTAGGCCTATTTCTGACGGTTATATAACGTACTTCTGAATCTCAGTCATGTCATCACAATATGCCATGACTTTTTGCTTTCCAGCTTCATTCAACTGGGTGAATGATTCCAGAAGATCAATAGCCTGTTTCCCATAGGTATTCTGAATCTGTTCAAGTAATTCCACTTCTTTGGCAAGTGAATCTTCCAGCTCTTCAATACCTAAAAGATAACTTGGAGATACAGAAAATAATTTGCACATAATTTCGATAGATTGCCGTGGAATGTTTTCGACATCGCCAGTTTCATATTTATTGATAGCTGATTTTTTGACTCCAATTTTTGAACCTAATTCTTCCTGACTCATGTTCAAACTTTTTCGAAGCTGCTTAATTCGTTCTCCCATAACGGACATATATTCATCTCCTTTCAAATGAGATATGTGCAGTATATCCTTGTCAAGATACAAAAACAAGATAGTTATTTAAGAAAATGAGAAAAATATTTTAAAAATCAAAAAAAGTGTCTTGACAAGACAAGTCGTGTGGAATATACTCTTGTCAGTACCACTAATAAGACACTTTTTTGAGGAGGTTCAGATGTCCAGACTAGAAAACGGATACGGGCTGTATTACAAGCCGGGTGTCAGGATCCCAGATACAGACAGGTGTCACAATCAGCACATTGTCAGAGCGAAATTCAAGGGAACGGTTCAGATCGTCTTTGAAGGAATCTCTCATGCTGAGTGCATGAAGTACTGTCATGATCATGGCATGAAGATGATTGATGAAGATCGTTGGCATTCACTGGCGAATCCTTGGTTCAGGAAGAAGAACGCCAAACATCCGGTTGATGAATCCAAGGTTTTCATTGGCATCGTTTGGTGATTGAAGTCATCTGGTGGAATCTTCGGGTTCCACCAGAAGAGAATAAAAAGGAGGTTTTGTAATGAAGGTTTGGTTGGTGCTTATTGGTGATATGTGTGAATACCATACACCAAATTACTTTGACGCATTGGATCATGTGAATGATCTTCGCTTTTCATACGGGATTGAAAGCAAGATCATGGAGGGGGCGATTTGCTGTGAAGAAGATTACCAGCTTTGAGGAATTGTATGAGCGGTTCCAGTTTGATGATATACGGAATGAGGTTCTATCTGAAATGTCCAGTGATGAATTGATGGAGCTGGCGTGTGGTTCTGATGACAGGATGTTACTTCAGGTTCTGGATGATGCTGACAGCTGGCGGTCACCTGAGGTTAAACCGTGCTTTGATCGATTGTGCTATCTGTATGATGTGGATGCAGATGCGTATGAGTATTACGATGATCTATACGATGAACTGACACTGTTGGTGGAGAATAACAAAGATGGAAGATCTGATGAATGAAGTAACCGAAAAGGTACAACGGCTTATCTACGATAACTGGATGCTTTTCGATGAAAACAGGATCCTGAAGGAAGATCTAAGGGTGAAAGAAGACGAGATTATGAGGCTTAAATCTAAGCTTTTTGATCTGATGACGAAGGAGGGATCCGAATGACGAAGAGGGTAGCGAGGTACTGTATAAATGGTCTTGGATATGCAGTCTGGGCACCTGGGAATTATAGTTCCCCTGAGTTCTGGTTCTCGACTATCGAAGCGGTAAGAACATTCGTTGAAGAAATGGACTGGACGCTGAAGGGCATCTGATGAAGGAGGAATCCAAATGACTGTGAAGATGTTGAAGGAAATTGACAAGCGTAATCAGGAACGCATTGTGAAGTGGCTAAAGGAGGGTCAGAAGTAATGTACGTCATTGAGGTACGCGAGAAGAACGAATGGGAAGTCATTGGGAAAATGACTTCCCGGTTCTGGGCTGATCGCGTTGCTAAAATTTACGGTAAGGATTATGCGGATTACCGGGTTATTGATGAACGTGAACCACATATCTACGATGATAATTACTTCCATGCAGTACAAGTTGGAAATAATTATAGCTGGGATTACGGGGCAAACGATTATGTAACTGCCAGGGAAATGGCAGAGCGTGAAATCAGGAATGAAAACAATGATGGTAAGCAAATTCGGATTGCTTTCATCAACACGGATGGTAATTTTTGTAAGGATGTAACGGTTATCAGGGAGGGAAGCAATGAGTAATGATGTGTTGAATATCATTCTGCTTAACGTGAATGAGAAGATAAAGCAGGGTGTTCCGCTGGGATTGTCCGAGCATGATTATGCGGTGATACTAATGGAAGGTGTGTATTCCGCTGTATCAGCCATTGAACCGGGTGCTTTTTCAAAAGCACAACTGTACCTGATGAGTCAGGAACACAGGGTACTTGGTCTTAAATGATCATTCTGTCATGGATTTTCCTGATTCTGCTTGTTATCAGTCTGGTAATTTTGCTGATCCAGCTTGAAAATGCCAGACTGATAACGAAACAGGAACATCTTAGAAATCATCCGGAACCTGATGTGATACCGGGTTTGTCATGGTTCGAAATGTGGATGATTCTAAGACGTATGGAACAATTCCAACGAAAATATAAAAAGAGTAAGCAAGTCGTTTGGAGGGCGTAATGACGAAGGAAGAAGCCAGGCGGGAGAAAGCAAGACACATGCGGTACAAAAGGCCGATGTGTGATTCAATCAACTGGTATCAGATTCTGGAAGATATCCTGGAAATTCTGGATGTTTGTTCCGATGTTCAATGGATGTCTTCAGAAGAAAAAATGCTGATTAATCTTCTGGGTGATGAAGACGAAGCGTTTGAATACAGATTGGCTTTTAGTGATCTGCATGCTCAGGCTTATCTTTTCTATGAAGAATTGCAGGATGTTCAAAGGTATGATTTCATGTCCTTGGATTCAGATGATGAACATGCCACTTGGTTTGATCTGTTCTTTCCGGCGTGTAAAGTGAATGATAGCATGTCCGGATACGATAGTTTTGAGGAAGATTACATACGTCTGGACACTTACGAAGCTGAAGCAGCACAAAGGGAAGCCAGGAAACGGTTAAAGCAGCTGACCAAAGATCAAATAATTGATCTATCTGGAATGGCTTTGGGAATAGCCAGAAACTACATGTCCTTGATGTACAGATACGATTGTATCAAGGCATCCATTGATATTCTGAAAGGACAGAATGAAGGGTATCTTCAGATGATTAAACACATTGAAGATATCTATGCGAAATGGAATGAAGAATCTGAAGGTGGAAAATGGAAATATACTAATGTAGATGCAGCTTTTGAAAAAGCACTTTCAGAACTTCCAGAAAGGTTATGGGTTGAATGAAAATACTGATTGCTTGCGAGGAATCCCAAAGGGTCTGTATTTCTTTCAGGAACAAAGGACATGAAGCTTATTCGTGTGATATTCAGGAACCATCTGGCGGATTTCCTGAATACAACATTCACAAAGATGTACTGCCAATTCTTGGGGGGGTATGATTCAAACAATGAATGGTGAAAACCATTACATTAACCACTGGGATATGATAATTGCACATCCACCTTGCACCTATTTAACAAATGCTTCATCCGTTCGCATGAAGGTAAAAGGTATCATCCAGGAAGACAGATATCAAAACGCTATGAAAGCAAAGGAATTCTTCCTGACAATCCTGAATGCCGATTGTGAAAGGATTTGTGTGGAAAATCCGGTTCCAATGAAACTTGTGGAACTTCCACCATACAGCCAGATCATTGAACCGTATCAGTTCGGGGAACCATGGAAGAAAAATGGTGGGAACAAGGATTCAAATGGGAAATACAGACGGTTTCAAGGTCGAAATGAACGGGATCCAAAGAACAGAAGTAAAACATTCTGGGGTATAGCCAAAGCAATGGCTGATCAATGGGGGTGAATATGATTACATTCAAACAAACATTGGTTTTTCTGCTGTTTATTTGTTCAGCATGTATTACCATATGCCAGATAAACCGTCAAAAAATTTATTGGTGGGTTTCAATTTTCTGGTTGATCATGATGGCAAAACAGGCAGTTGATTTTTCAGAAATGATGATTACTTATTGAAAGGGGTAGATTATGAAAGCATATAAAGCATTTGATAAGGATATGAAATGCAGAGGTTTTCAATACGAAGAAGGAAAAAGCTACGAAGAACCAGAAGCGATAATCTGTAAAAAGGGTTTTCATGCATGCCTGGCACCAATTGATGTCTTCAAATACTATTATCCAGCTAAATCCGTAGTGCATGAAGTGGATATTGAAGATGTGGTTTATTCAAACAATAAGGAGAAAGACACAAAAGTTTGTGGGAAGAAGATCAAAATTGGAGCCAGATTGTCAATTCCAAAACTTGTAGATCTTCAATTCAAATACGTTAAAGAACACTGCACATCTGAAGTAAAAGATAAAAAGGCTGCATCTGCTGGATTCCATGGTGCTGCATCTGCTGGTGATTCTGGTGCTGCATCTGCTGGATTCCATGGTGCTGCATCTGCTGCTGCATCTGCTGGATTCCATGGTGCTGCATCTGCTGGTGATTCTGGTGCTGCATCTGCTGGATTCCATGGTGCTGCATCTGCTGGTGATTCTGGTGCTGCCTGTTCCAAGGGCAATACAAAGGTTGGTGATTATGGTGTAGGAATTGCAAGGGGTTACAAAGTTCGGGTAAGTGGTGGAATAAATGCCATTCTTACAATCGCAGAAGAAAATGAAAGGAATAGTGAAATTAAGTACTGGAAGACGATTGTAATAGATGGTGATCAATATAAGTCAAATACCTGGTACATATTTAATGACAACGGGAATCTTGTGGAAGATGGATCTGCATTGGAAGAAGGTGAATAAATGAACACAAAGGTTTTGAAATCAGAAATGATATTGCATGACGATACAAATAAACTGCTAGCTGAATGCTTGAGTATCAGTGAAAGCAGATTGTCCAGTAAGATCAATGGCTGGATGGGTGCAGTTTTTACAGACGATGAAAAGAAGAAGATCAAAGATCGGTATCAGTTGACGGACGAGAAATTCATGGAGATATTCTTCTGATGGGGGGTTGAAATGCGAAAAGAGATAGTGTGCGCACATATTGAACAGCTTGTGTCATTTGACTGTGAAAAGTCAAAAGCGAAGTATATCAAGCAGTGGGAGAAGAAAAGCTTTGGAAGAATGGCTATAGATGAAGAATATGAAGCAGATGGAAGATTGTTTGTCCTGGTCAGGAAACCTTATAACCAAACGCCAATGTATAAAGGAGAAATGGTAGATGTTCAGTAAAAATTTGAAACGCCTGATGGCAGAACGGGATCTTAATGGGAAACAGCTTAGTGTTTTATCTGGTGTATCCCAAAGCGGAATCAGCCAGTACCTGAAAGGAACGAATGTTCCATCAACCAGCATTATTGAAAAGCTGGCGAATGCCTTGAATGTAAGTATCCAGATGCTGATTGAAGATTCTGATGATGATGAAAAGGCGAATACAAATATCAGCCAGATGCAGAAGATTACTGTTGAAATGGCTGCAAAAATGATTGGGAAGTCGGATGAATTTGTCAGAATCGGTTTACAGCAGAACAGGTTACCGTTTGGAACGGCGGTAAATATACGTGGAAAACGGTGGACTTATCACATTTCCGCTAATCTGCTTCAGCAGTACATTGGAAAGGCAGGATGATTAAATGAACCTATACGCCCATCAAGTAATGGCATTGGATAAAACCAAAGGTTTTAATCGGGTTGGCTATTATCTGGACATGGGTTTAGGAAAAACTTTTGTTGGATCTGAAAAAATGGTAAGTCTTGGATCTAAAGTGAATTTGGTAGTGTGTCAGAAAAGTAAAGTTGATGATTGGGTAAAGCACTTTGAAACCTATTATGAGAAAGACAAACCGTTCTGCCTGATTCACAACATGACCAAATGGAAGAAGGACGATTTCAGGAAACTTCAGGTGTATGACAAAGAAGCACATGAACACGCTTTCCCTCATGTGTATGTCGTGAACTATGATTTGATCTGGCGTAGGAAAGAAATCAAACAATTAACAGATTTCACGCTGATCCTGGACGAATCATCCCTGATTCAGAATCGGACAGCAAAACGGACAAAATTCATTCTGAACCTGAATCCAAAGAATGTGATTCTTCTTTCCGGAACACCTGTATCAGGAAAATATGAAAATTTGTGGACACAGATCCATTTACTTGGATGGGACATTTCCGAAAAGCTGTATAATGATCAATATGTTAACTGGGAAAAGATAGAAACAGAAGGGTTACCAGTGTGGATCCCTGACAGGAAGGAGCCATACAAACATGTTGACAGGCTTAAACGGAAAATGCGTGAACACGGCGCTTATTTTCTGAAGACAGAAGAATGCTTTGATTTGCCAGAACAAACAATCATCAAGGTAGAATGCGAAAAGCCAAAGGAATATGCCAAATTTGCAAGAAACAAGACGGTAATAATTGATGGAATCGAATTGGTCGGTGATACCATTCTTGAAGAAAGATTGTATCTTCGCATGATTTGCGGACAATACAATAATTCAAAAATTCAAGCCATTAATGAATTATTTGAATCGACAAATGATCGCTTGATTGTGTTTTATAACTTCAATGCTGAATTGGAATTGCTGATTCAGATGTGTAATGACCTGGATAAGCCTTACAGCCAGGTTAATGGTAAGGTTAAGGATCTGGAAGCTTATGAAAATGAATCCAATAGTGTAACACTGATTCAATATCAGGCTGGCGCTATGGGTTTGAATCTTCAGAAAGCAAACAGGATTATCTACTTTACCTTGACGGAAAAATCTGAACTGTTCGAACAGTCAAAGAAGCGGATACACAGAATCGGTCAAAAAAACAGCTGCTTTTACTATGTGCTTCTTACAAAGGGATCCATAGAAGAAAAGATATATAAAGCATTGGAACAGAAACGGGACTATACGGATGAGTTATTCAAGGAGGAAAAATGAAGAAGAAAACAATGTTTCCAGCTGATCCGAAAAAGATACGCATTTTATTAAAGAAACGCAACATGACTTCACTTCAGGCATCCAGAGAAATTGGATATACAGATGATTATCTGTACAAGAATGCAAAGCGCATTGGTAAATATAATCAGGTTACCGTTAATGCATTAAAGCAGATGTACGGGATTAACCCAGAAGATTATGCACCTGATACTGATCCTGAAGAAATCGAATCTGTTGAAAGCGGATTTGATTACGATAGATTGGAAACCACCATATATAACGCACTTAAAAAAGCATTGGAGGAATACATTCATGGATGAAAATGTTCAAATTGCAAAATTCGAAGAACAATACAAGGGACTGATGATTCAGATTGCTGACACAGTAAAAGCTAAAAAGGAAGCAGAAAAACAGGAAAAGGAAATGAAGGAAGAACTTCAAAAGGCTATGGATAAGTTCGGATTCTTAAGCCTGGAAAATGAAATCCTGAAAATTACCTATGTGGAGCCGAATAAAAGCACACGGGTTGATAGTGCTGTCATTAAACGTAAATATCCAAGCGTATACGCTGAATGCACCAAGCAGGTTGATGTTAAGGGATACATTAAGATTCAGGTTAAGGGTGTTGAAGATTAATGGCTGCTGAAAAACAATTTGAAATGAAGATCCGGAATTATCTGGAAGATAATGGGATTGTGGAAGCTGGTACAGCCAAACAGAATCTTCCAGAAATAATCAACGGCTGGTACTTCAAAGTCTGGGGCGGTGGTTTTCAGAAAGCTGGTATTCCTGATCTGATTTTGAATGTAAAAGGGTTTTTTATGGCGGTTGAAGTCAAAGCACAACACGGACGGCCTTCAGATCTTCAAATCAAAAACATTGATTTGATTAAAAAATCTGGTGGTTATGGAATGTTCTTGTATCCATCCGGGTTTGAAGAATTCAAAAACCTGATTGACTCGTTATTGATAGGTGGTGTTTGATTGCAGTTTTCACATTCGCGAATCGAATCGTTCGAACAATGTAAGTACAAGTGGAAGCTCCATTATCTGGATGAGATTCAGACACTTGATGATTACGAACCAACAAACGCTTTGGTTCTCGGTCATGCGCTCCACACTGGCATTGAAAAAGGTGTCCAGGCGGGTGTTGATGAGTATCTGAATTACTTTCCGGTCATATCAACTGAAATCGTAACGGAACAGATAAAACTTGAATGCCGCATTCAGGAAGTGTTGGATCTTCTGCCGGATGGGTATCACGAAGTGCCAATATATGATGCAGACTTCATTGGCTTCATTGATTATCTTACTCCTGTTCCTGGATCTATGACGGAATTTGATTTGTGGGATTACAAATACACATCTTCTGATCGACGGTATAAAGATTCTGACCAGCTGCATCTATATAAATATTGGTTTGAAAGGTTGAATCCACAATATCATATTCGGAATATGAATTATGTGATTGTACCAAAGGTGAATCTTAAGCAAGGGAAAAAGGAAACAATATTTGCTTATCGTGAAAAAATAAAAGCCGAAATGGCAAAGAAACCTGTTTATCTGCTTCCAGTGACTTACGATGAATCATACGTCATTGATTTCTTCCGGAAAATCAAGAAGGTATATGATACAAAAGATTTTGAAAAAGAACCGTCTCCATTGTGTCAATATTGTGATTATTACGACTATTGTCAGAAAGGAATTGATTATATGTTACTTCCGAAGAACGAACGCAGGACTATGAATGAAATTACCAGAAAGAAAATCTGGTTGTATGGTGCACCTTTTTCAGGAAAAACCTATTTTGCCAATGAGTTCCCTGATCCACTGATGCTGAACACGGATGGAAATGTTCAGTTTGTGGATGCCCCCTATATCCTGATCAAAGACCAGGTATCTGTTGAAGGACGGATTACGAAAACGCAACTGGCGTGGGATTACTTCAAGGAAGTTATCACGGAGCTTGAAAAGAAGCAGAACGACTTTGAAACTATTGTTGTTGATCTGGTTGAAGATCTGTATGAAGCTTGCAGGATTTGGAAATACAAGGACATGGGAATTTCCCATGAATCAGATGATCCATTCAAGGCCTGGGATATGATCAGAACGGAATTCCTTTCTACTATGCGCAAGCTGATGAATCTGGACTATGGAAACATCATTTTGATTTCCCATGAAGATACATCAAAAGACATTACTAGAAAGAATGATAAGGTGACTGCAATTAAACCGAACATTCAGGATAAGGTTGCAAATAAGCTTGCTGGCATGGTGGATATTGTTGCCAGGCTTGTGGCTGATGACAAGAAACACACGATTGGTTTCAAGTCTGCTGAAAACATCTTTGGCGGTGGTCGGCTGGAAGTCGGTGAAAAGGAAATCGAAGCAGATTATAGCAAGTTTCTTCAAGTGTATGAAGAAGCCAATTCCAAAGCCAAAGCAACGGTAAAGAAAGAAGAACCGAAAAAGGAAGCCAGCAAGTTTGATCAATTTGTCGAAGAATCTGAACCGGAGCAGAAAGAGCCTGATCCAGAGCCTGAACCGGAGCAGAAAGAGCCTGAACCGGAGCAGAAAGAGCCTGATCCTGTTCCTGTAAAGGAAGAGCACAAAACAAAAGTACGGACAAGGAAGGTGCGGGAATGACTGGAAATAGCAAAATAACGCTTGAAGCAAAAATCACCATTGAAAAGATTATGCCTGGCGAAATAGTCGAAAAGCTTAACGATGAAGAAACCATAAAGAAACAGTTAATTGATATGCTTGATTATCACGCTGAACCTGATAAGGTTGATGTGGAAATCACGAACTATTCAATAAATCTTTTGAATTAATATGGAGGTAGCAAAATGAATCTTTGGGAAAAGTTTGACAAGCAGATTGACGTTAATGGTCTTAAGGAAGATGAAAAGAATTCGTCTTCAAGCGCCTATCGTGAAGTACCCCATGGGAACTACGAGGTAAAGATTGAAAAGCTTGAACTGGTTGAATCTTCCAAGGGAGATCCCATGGTTAGCATCTGGTTCCGGATTCTGGAAGGTGAATACAAGAACAATTTGATCTTTTACAACCAGGTTGTCGCAAAGGGATTTGGGATGCATCGGGCAAATGAATTCTTGCGTTCCCTTGATTCTGGCGTTGAAATCAAATTTGAAACATTTATGCAGTATGGTGAACTGCTGATGGATGTGCGGGAAGCTGTTGATGGTAAGCTGGAATACAATCTTGCTTACACTGAAGGAAAGAAGGGATTTAACAACTTCGAAATCATTGAAGTCTTCGAAGTAGAATAAAATTATTCATCCAGATGGGAATTATTCCCATCTGGATTTCAGGAGGATGATTATATGGTTTTCTACGATTTTGAAGTGTTCAAATATGATTGGCTGGTTGTGCTGATTGATATGACTGAACATGAAATTAAAGTGATAGAAAATGATCCGGATGGACTTCAGATGTACTATGAATCACATGTTAAAGACATCTGGACTGGATTTAATTCCGTACGATATGACCAATACATCCTTAAAGGCATTTTATGCGGTTTTGATCCAAAGAAGATCAATGATTTTATCATCATTCATAATCAGCCTGGGTACAAATACAGTGGGATGTTTAGAAAGATTCCACTAAACAGCTACGATGTAATGCAGAATCTGGACAGGGGTTTAAAATCATTTGAAGGATTTATGGGAAATGATATTCGGGAATCATCCGTACCATTCGATATTGACAGAAAGCTGACTCGGAAAGAACTGGATGAAACCATCCAGTATTGTATTCATGATGTTGAGCAAACGATTGAAGTATTCTTGAAACGGACAGATGATTTTGAAGCGCATCTGGGTTTGGTAAAGCTGATTTGTGGTGACGGCGGTCTGGATCTGTCACTGCTTGGAAAGACAAAAGCACAACTTAGTGCGGTGCTGCTCGGTGCCAGAAAACAATCATGGGATGACGAATTTGATATTGATTTTCCTGATACGATGATCATTGAAAAATACACACAGGTTGTTGACTGGTTCAAGGATCCTAACAACAGAAGCTACTATTACACGGATGATAAAGGAAAGATCCATGAAAGAAGTCTTGAACTGAATATCGCTGGTGTTCCGCATAAAGTTGCCTGGGGCGGTATACATGGGGCAATTAAACAGTATCATGGGGAAGGATATTTCTTGAACATGGATGTTGCTTCTTTGTATCCTTCGCTTATGATCCGGTATAACCTTCATTCAAGATCAATTCCTGATCCAAAGAAGTATGAAGAAGTTTATCATACCAGACTTAAATACAAAGCTGAAAAGAATCCATTACAGCTGCCTTTAAAACTGGTTCTGAATGGAACCTATGGAGCGATGAAAGATGTGAATAACGCCATGTATGATCCCAGACAGGCAAACAGGGTGTGTATCTATGGCCAACTGCTGCTGATTGATCTGATGGAGAAGCTTGAAGGACATTGCGAAATCATTCAGTCAAACACAGATGGTGTTCTTGTGAAGCTTCCAGATGGTTCAGATTCAGCGTATGAACTGATAGATGATATCTGCTATGAATGGGAAAAAAGGACTGGATTAAAACTTGAATTTGATGAATACAGGAAGGTTTTTCAGAAGGATGTAAATAATTATGTAATTGTGGATGCTGATGGACATTCGAAGTCAAAGGGCGGTTATGTAAAAAAGCTGAATGATCTTGATTATGATCTTCCAATCGTTAACAAAGCATTGAACAATTACATGGTAAACGGTATTCTTCCAGAACAGACGATTGGCTGCTGTGATGACTTGAAAGAATTCCAGATGGTAACGAAAATCAGCAACAAATATTCAGAAATCAGACATGCTTCAGAGTATGAATATGTGAAAGATCTGAACGGAAAGAAGAAACTGCATTGGATAAAGCAAGGGAAACGGTTGAAAGAAAAGTGTATCCGGATATTCGCTTCTAAAAATAATGATGGTGGTGTAGTGAAATTAAGTGTCAGAACCGGAAATCCGGAACGGATATCAAATTCACCTGATAATTGCTTTATATACAATGACAGTGTGAATAATATGAAGGTTGATTCCAGGTTAGATAAAGATTGGTACATTGATCTGGTATACAAAAGATTGCAAGATTTTGGAGTGATGTGATATGGATTTCTTCTTTAAGGGCTACATACCAACAAAAGAAAAAACACCTTTATATAAATACAAGGGGGGGACCAATTTAAAAACCTATGAAGAAATTCATGAATATCCTGAATTTGCTGGTGTATTGGCAGCAGAAACGATATTGGTAGACCTGGATGATTCAAATACCGCTGAATTATTAATGAATATCGTTGAATCACTTCAATTGAATTGTCGGGTGTACCAGACAACTAGGGGAAAGCATTTCCTGTTCCGAAACAGAGCAGTGAACCAATGTTTTACGGGTGTTTATCTGGCATGCGGATTACAGGCAGATATCAAGGTTGGAATCAAGAATTCAATCGAAATTCTGAAAAAAGATGATAAAGAACGATTCATTGAATGGGATATTGAAGAAGGTGAATACGATTATCTTCCTAAATGGCTGTATCCAATAAAAGGTTTTACACCTGATTTTATTGATATGGAATCTGGTGATGGAAGAAATGATGCCTTATTTTCCTACATCCTGACACTGATGGCGAACGGCTTTTCAGTAGATGAATGTAGGGACTGTATTAGGATCATAAATCAATTTATCGTGAAGGATCCATTGCCAGAAAATGAACTTGAAGTGATTCTTCGGGACGATTCATTCAAAAAACCAATTTTCTTCAAGAAAGGCGTTTTCCAGCACCATATATTTGCGGAATATTTAAAAGCGAATTATCATCTAAAACGGATAAACGGTCAGCTTTATATTTACCTGGATGATTATTATCAGTACGGGGATCGTCAAATAGAACATGTTATGGATGAATTGATCCCCAATTTGAAAGATAATCAACGAAAAGAAACGATGAAGAAGCTGAACGTGAATCTACTATATGACGAAGAAGAATCTTCAGCCAATTACATTGGGTTTGGGAATGGAATCATCAAACTGAATCAGACAAAAAGGCAGGAGCCTGTGACATATGAAATGATTCCTTATTCACCTGACATTATCATCACTAATAAGATTCCATACACCTTTAATCCAGATGCTTATGATGAAACGGTTGATCTGGTGTTGGATAATATCGCATGCAAGGATAAAGAAATTAGAAGCCTTCTGGAAGAAGCAATAGGGTACTGTTTTCTGAGAAGGAATGAGCTTGGGAAAGCTTTCATCCTGATCGGATCGGGATCAAACGGTAAATCAACCTATCTGAACATGATCAAACGGCTGCTTGGCAGACAGAACTATTCTTCCCTGGACATTAAAAACTTCAGTGAAAAATTCGCGCCTGTTCTACTTTATGGCAAGCTGGCAAATCTTGGAGATGATATCTCAGATGACTATATTCAGGATACAAGCTTATTCAAAAAGATTGTCACTGGCGAAACCATCAAGGCAGAAGATAAAGGAAAACCGCTATTTGAATTTGAACCCAGGGTTAAGTTATTCTGTTCGGCCAATACCATTCCAAGACTCGGTAAGGGAAAAGATTGGGAAGCACTTAAAAGGCGATTGATTATCATTCCATTTAACGCCAAATTTGACGGAACGGAACAGGGACATGACACTTACATTGGTGACAAGCTGAAGACAGAATCAGCCATGGAATATCTGCTGCAGCTTGCTTTCAAAGGGTTATTAAGGATCCTTGAACATGGTGGTTTTACGGAGTCTGAGAAGACGAAACAAGAGCTTCAGGAATATGAAAAGATGAACAACCCGATTTTGGAATTTCTTCAGGAATGTGAAGAGGAAGATTATCAGATTGAAAACGCTCCTACTGCCGAAGTTTATATAAAGTATTCCCAATTCTGTGATTCAGGAAACTACAAATCATTTTCAAAAATAGGATTTTCAAGGGTGATCTGTAAACAACTGAACCTGGCTACAAAGCCAGTTAAGGTAAATCGGTTAGTTTCAAGAATCTATGTAAGAAAGGATGATGCAATTTGATCTTAGGAGACAAAGCATTGAAGGAAAAAATTGTTCCGTACTTAAGTAAACCACACGGAACAATTAATCCTGCCAGTATCAATGTAAGACTTGGAAACACACTTTTAATACCGAAAAGATACCTTTTCGGTATCGCGCTGGGTGAACAGATCCAGTATAAACGGATTGAACTTGGAGAAAGTGAAACCTATCGGTTAAAACCTGGAAAATTCATTCTTGGATGCACAAAAGAAGTCATTCATACACCTGTAGATATTGCTTTCCATGTGGATGGAAGATCTTCAATTGGAAGAACAGGACTATTTGTCCAGAATGCCGGGTATGTTGATCCAGGGTTTTATGGCAGCATTACACTTGAAATCTATAATGCATCGCCAAACACGATTATCCTGCATCCAGGGTATGAAATCGCGCAATTCGTATTCCAGACGGTTTCTGAAGTGGAGAATCCTTATTCGGGGAAATATAACGGTCAGATCGAAGCAACAGGATCCAGAATGAATGAAGATGATTTGCGGCAGAGGTACAGCTTTTATGCGACAGAAACATAAATTCCCTAAATGCAAAAGATGGTGTTTGAATTCAAGAATGAATGTGAAGTATTGTGAAGATTATCTTGACAGATATGGATTGATTTCAGTAGATACAACTTATTGTGATAATGAATCTGTAGAATGTTTTATTCGGAACGCGAAAAGAAAATCAATGGAGGAACAAAATGATTATTGTAACAAACCTGGAAACTTTTGGTTGGGACGGAGCCATAAGGGGAATGCGAAATCCAATGAATTCCTGATGAAGAATCTTCCATATGCTGGTGATCTGATTGTATAAGTATCCGTTGTTAAATGATTCCGGGCTTCCAGATCCAACGGCCAAACAGGCAATGGATAAGGTACTTGAAGAACAGAATCGTTACAAGTCATTTATCAGGATCATAAAACTGATTGGTGAAATGTGCGATTTTGAAATATTAAATCGAATCGAAATCAAAGACAGAAGAACAGGGGTGATTTTCAAATGAAGATGAACAAGTGGGATTTTCTGAATGTGCTTAAGATGCAGAAGCTTGTGAAGAAATTGAAATCAAGCTATGGTACGCTTTATCCAGAATACTGTGTATGTATTGAACGGGATCCATATCACAAGATTGCGAAGATTACAGGCATAAATGAAAGCACGGTGCATACATACCTGGTTGTTGATCCGGACTGCGAAAAGCCTGAACGTTTCGGTGTGTATCTGGAAAACTTGAAGAAACCTGATAAAGGTGTAACAGATGTTGTAATTGATTGGGATGGTGATGAACTGGTTCATATCACCTACTATCATTTTGATGAAATTGTTATGATCCAGCAGACGAAAAGCAGCATGCAGAAATTTATGGATACCGAAAAGCTGATGAATCCGGAAAATAAGAAGCGTGCAGATGCTGTTGTATCGTTCGATGTTGACGCACTTCAGAAGCTGCTTACACAGTACTCAGATGATGCTTATGTAACCTTTGAAATTCACACTGGACGGAATCCTTCAATGATTAAGAATGGAGATGGAAGCAAAGTATCATTATTGCTTCCGGTGGTAGTATGATCTGCAATCCAATACAGGTAAGTACTATTTTTGATGGTACACACTGCATTAATATCAGGCTGCATCCAAAGCAGAAATGGCAGTATGAACGGGCCGAAATAGGCTATAAGGTACAGTATAAAAACATCACCTTGATTATTCCTGGTGATATGCTAAGAACTTTTTTTAACGTGGAGGTATAAAATGCAAAATGGTTTAACAGATATTCATGATTTGTTTATTGATCATGTTTTCAAGATTGAAACGAAGATGTGCAGTGCCGAATGTGAAAACGCGCTTGATATGTTCAGGGGTGAAGTAACTGAATGGTTGATTGATAAGGACAAGGAAATTCTTGAAAAGTATGCTGAGATGAAAGAACGGGTGGAACAGCTGGAAAAGAAGAACCAGGAATTGACGAAGGAGTGTGAAATGTACAATGAAAGCTGTGATTCACTGACTCAAAATATTGAATTTTTGAAAGCTACAGTCATCAAACAGGCAATGACTCTGGCGGGGGTGAAGGAATGATACCTATAAAAACGGAAACAACGAATGCTGTATTTGTGGCTAAGAACTGCGAAGATCTTCCAGCAACAACATGTCATGACGATTACGGAATCAATTATGTTGAAACGTGCTGGCAAATGTCAGATGAAGAATTGCAGGAAGTCATCAAATCAAAATGTGTTTATATAAACACGATTGGAACTGAAGTATTGCCGATGAGAGTTGAATCAAGGAGCCTGATTGTTAATGGAGAAGATTAGACTGTCGGACGGATATCATTTCATTCAGGATCCTGAAGAATTCAGGTATCTGGTGTGGAAGCATATGGGAAATGATGCCATGGATTATATGGATGAGCATTTCGGAATTGTGGATGCTGCTTTGGAGCAGGATGAACGGGCGGTTGAATCAGAGAAGATTGAAGAAATTTCAAAGGAATTCAACGATGATCTGAATCAGATTCAGGAAAAAATCATGAAGGTTTACAATGCGGAAATAAATAAAACTCATCCTGATCCGAACCTGATGAAAGTCATTCTGGCTGCCGAAAAAGCGATTATAGATGTCAAGAAAAAGCATCATTTTTACTGATTCATCTATAACCGCATCTGTAACCGTTACACTTTTCATCTGTAACGGTTATAGATGATGTGTAACCTGATAAACCTATATAGAATAAGGGTTTTTAGAAAGAGGTGAAACATATAAAAAGAATATATAGAAATAAAGAACCGTATCTGTAATTGTTACCTGTAAGAGAGGTTAGATATGACTAACAAAGAATTTTTATACCAGTTTCGAAGATTGAAACACCTGATTGACAGTCAGATTGAAGAACTTCAGAATCTTCGTGCAATGATGACAAGTGTGAAATCATTTTCATTTGATTCAGACAAGATTCAATCTTCAGCAGAAGATAAGCTTACAAAGCTGATTGATAATGCCATTGATCTTGAAAAGGAAATCTACAAGAACACGAATGATTTAATCAATGTGCAGCGTGAGACAAGAAATGCGATTGAAAGATCCAGAACAAACACTGAATCTGAAAAGGTTTTGTTACGAAATTATTTTATTAATGGATTCAGCTGGAATCAGTGCGCGAATGTGATGAACGTATCAGAAAGGCACATTCACAGGATGAAGAAAAAAGCCATAGAAAATTTCAGTATATGTCATTGAATGTCAGTATTGGTCTGCGATATTATTACAATGCGTTTAATGCGAATGGCTGACAGGGTCTTCCTTCCAGATGGAAGGAAGATTTTATTTTGAGAAAGGCAGGTGTTGCAAATGACGAACCGGATGAAGAAATTCTGTGAAGAGTACCTGATAGATTTAAATGCAACACAGGCTGCAATTCGGGCGGGGTACTCGGTTAAAAGCGCTTCTGCAATCGGACAAGAGAACTTACAAAAACCTGAGATTCAGGATGAGATTCAAAGATTGACGGCGATTCAGAGCCGGAGAACAGGAATTACAGCAGATCGGGTTTTGATGGAGCTGGCGAAAATCGCATTCGTGAATCCCATGAATGTTTTGAATTCGGACGGAACGATAAAAGCATCTGCATCTGACGATGATAAATCTGCTGTTCAGGGGATTAAATACAGGTATTCCGATTTTGATAATGGATCTGCTTCCGAATCTGAAGTAAAGCTGTATGATAAAACCAGGGCGCTTGAATTGCTGGGTAAGCACCTTGGACTATTTGATTCAAAGATTCAAATCCAAGGGAATGTTCCCGTTGTAATCATGGGAGGGGATCGACTTGAAGATTAACATCCTTGGATCTGAATGGGAAATTGAATTTACCAGTTATCTTGAAGATGAAAAACTGAAAGATTATTTTGGTTATACGGATGATACCACCAGAAGAATAGTTGTTGATAACGGTAATCATAGAAACATCTGCGATTATTACGAACGGCTTAAGAAGCAGACAATTCGGCACGAAATTATTCATGCGTATCTGTATGAATCTGGGTTAAGCGATTCTTGGGAACACAAGACGGGACATGACGAAACAACTATTGACTGGTTTGCTATTCAATTTCCAAAGCTGCTGAAGACGTTTCAGGAAGTTGATGCATTGTGACGATTCCTGCCAATGCGAAGATCATAAACCTTCCGGAAATTGTCGGTAAAGGTTATGGATCCTTCTGGCGTTTCAAGGGAAGATACCGGATTGTCAAAGGTGGACGTGGTTCAAAGAAGTCAACCACAACTGCTATGAATTATATTCAAAGGATGATGGAATATCCTGAATCCAATTTAATGGTTGTCAGGAAAGTTTACAGGACAATTAAAGATTCTTGCTATACACAACTGCTTTGGGCGATTAACCGTCTTAGTGTAACCCACCTGTGGGAATCTAAGGAATCGCCCCTTGAAATGACGTATAAGCCAACAGGTCAGAAGATTTATTTCCGGGGGCTGGATGATCCACTTAAGATTACTTCAATCACAGTAGAAGTTGGTTACCTGTGTTGGCTGTGGATTGAAGAAGCCTATGAAATATCAAATGAATCCGATTTTGATATGCTGGACGAATCAATTCGTGGCACGGTTCCAGATGATCTTTTTAAACAGGTTACGCTTACATTCAATCCATGGAATGAAAAGATATGGATCAAGAAACGATTCTTTGACGTGGATCCTAATCCGGATCTGTTCACACTTACCACTAACTACACTTGTAACGAATGGTTGGATGCAGCTGATAAAGCAGTATTCGAACGGATGAAAACGCAGAATCCCAGAAGATACCAGGTTGCCGGGCTTGGTAACTGGGGGATTGCTGAAGGTTTGGTGTTTGAAAACTGGGAAGAAAAAGTTTTTGACATTGAACAGATCCGGAATCTTCCATCTGTTAAATCTGCTTTTGGTCTGGACTTTGGATATACGAATGATCCGACAGCTTTCACCTGTCTTCTGGTAGATCTGGCATCTAAAACCATCTGGATATTCGATGAATTCTATGAGCATGGACTCAGTAACGAGAAAATAGCAGAAAAGATTATTTCAATGGGTTACGCCAAAGAAAAAATCACTGCTGATTCATCGGAACCTAAATCCATTGACAGATTACGTGAACTTGGGATCAAAAACATCCAGGGAGCCAGAAAGGGTAAGGATTCAATTTCAAACGGAATTGATTTCCTTCAGGACTTTCAAATCTTCATACATCCTAAATGTGTGAATCACATAACCGAAATATCCAATTATTGCTGGGATAAAGATAAAACCGGAAAGCTGCTGAACAAGCCAGTAGATGATTTCAATCATCTGATGGATGCTTTACGGTATGCTGTAGAACGATTTGTGAAGGGTGAAACTTTCAGTTTTGATTAAGGTGATACTATGCGGAAAAGTATTGCTGCAGGTGCAGTGATGATCAATCGCAAACGGAAAAAGCTTCGAGATTACAAGCCAGTGGAATGGATTATTGCTTGCGCTGTTGTGATTGAAGCGAAATGTTCTGTTGGTGCGACACATACAATAATAATGGAAGTGTGGTGATTTTATGTTCCATTTGGATAATGTTTTAGAAGATATTCAGACACATGATCATATGATGACTGATAAGGAATTCCTGGAACGTGAAATCACACGGTTCAAAGTGTCAAGCTCCAGACGGGACATGTTCAACGGTAAACGATATTATGAAGGAAAGCATGATATTCTGCTGCACAAAAGACAGGCTATAGGTGCTGACGGGGATCTTGTTGAATTAAAGAATCTTCCAAATAACCGGATCATTGATAACCAGTATAAGAAGATGGTTGATCAAAAGGTGAATTACCTTTTG